TGCTCATAGATAGGGAACATAGCGTTAAGCACACGTTCACCTGTACCGAGTAGACCAGTAGACATAAGTCCACGGCGGATATACTCGGGCGTATCTAGATAAGGGTTCTTACCTGTCTTGTCAACGAAGTCGTCCTCTTCTTCGTTCTCTCCATACTTCAACCAGTCTTTCATATGCTGTGAGGCAAAGCCAAGCATGATCATCGTAGCCATAGTAGCCCATGCAGATTGATGAAGTTGAAGGTCATATCCCTCACCTGCTCATCAAAGAATGCTTGTTCTTCCGGGGTTAATGGTAGACCCGCTCCGACCTTCTCTTGGATCGGTAGGAATCTGTCGATATTAATACCAAGGTTACGGAGCTTACGCTCTTGTTCCTGGATATGTCGTGAATAAGGAGTACCACTTCTACGTTGGTTCATAATCTCCTGAGATGTATCAGATAGCATGTCACCTGCGAAGGAAGACCTGATCGCACGAGAGTAATCTGTAAACTGTGTAAGACCATTCGCTTTAAAGAATGAGCTGAACATCTTCTGCTGGAATGCGTTAGTCTCGGTGACACCTGTTGTTGTCGCCGCACCTACATCCCATTCATAGAAGCCTAGCTCACGTAGCCGTTCAGAGTTCTCATCGAGATCTCTTGCTCGGTCTACACCACGCGCTGCATCACCTACGTTCATCGCAGCCTTGATTAGGCCACCAGATAGGTTGCGCCCGTGGTCCGCAAATGTCTTCAACTGGCTAGCGTTAGTGCCACGAGTAGTAAGACCTAGCTCTACGAATGAGGAGAAGGTAGCGAGAGGTAGACCAGAGAACGTCATGAACATCATAGCATTCTTCTGTATAGCCTGTGCACGCTTACCGAACTCAGTCTTCGGTCGCTTGTAGTTCCCTGACTCTGCATCAAGATAGTCCTGCATCTGCTTCGCTACCTTACTGACGGTCAGATCATCCAGCCCTTCCTTCCTCATATTGTCGAGGAGTTTAGATACTACTTCACCATTCTTTCCTATGAAATCCCGGTGCGCTGTGTAACGAGCCGCTGACTTCGCAGCATGCGCTACGTTAGCAAACATGTCCTGCTCAAGGAAGTCCTGGAACTCTGCCTTCTCAGATAGACCTAACGATCTCTTCTTATGAGAGCTTGGTACGATCCCACCTTTAACGACAGAGAATGCCTCATCTACGTCACCAACGTTTGCGTCAGTCACGATACGATCTGTAACTTTAAGTAGCTTCTCGAATCGGTTACGATCCTTGTGGACTGCAGCTTTGTTTAGTGTCTTATACTTATGCAAGTAGTTCCGGATGTAGCCGAGCTCAGGGTTGTGAGCCTTCTGGTCTGCATACATCTTATCAGCTAGCCTATTAAACTCTTGCGCGAGCTTAACATACGTCTGCTTGTGAGGTCCGGCAGGTACAAGATCAGGATTAAAGTTACCGTTCTTATCGACGGCTTTGCTTACGATCCCGTAGAATGTATCACTGATCCGCTTCTTATCTGCGGCGGTGTATGCCTTGCCTTCGTTGAGGCTCTGGTACATCTGCTCAGGGATGCTGATCATGTTCTTGTATGTAGCAACACGGTGATGCTTAGCGTCTTCGAAGCTAGCACCTGAGAATACTCGGTTAGGGTTAGCGCCGAATAGATCAGCAGCAATACGAGCTGACCGGCTCTGACTCATCACATCATCTGTAAAGATATTACGAGTAGCTCCACGCCATAGAGACGGGATAGCCGATAAGGCATCTTGTGCCTTCTCTCCTACGCTACGTCCTTTAGCGTGGTCTTTGTAGTCCTGCGCCTGCTCCTCAAGAGATAGACCAACACCTTCTGATGTGATCTGCTTGTGGATGTTAGCTAAGTTCTCTGCATTCGTAGCTACGTAACCATTGCTCTTCTTCTCTTCCTCTGCCCATAGAGCAGACTGAGTCGCAGTAGTCTCGTCAGCTAACGCATGATCGCCTAACAAAGCACGATGATCTAACGCACCTTTGGCAGAGCCTGGTACACTGAATGCTCCACCGAGAGTAGAACCAGCGATGGCTGCTGCGGCTAGACGTTCGTTAAGTTCTTCCCAATTAAATTCCTTATCGGAACCTTGAGTAGCTGCTGTATAAGCTGTGGCTTCTTGCATGACTTCTGTCAGACCTTCTGAAGCTGCTGACTTCAGGAATGCCTTGCCGGTCTGCTTAGCTACCAACTGCTTAGTCGCTATCTCACCTGATGCACGGAGGAAGTCAGCTAGCTCTTGCTTTGTAGACTGAGCTAGTACCTGCTCCGCTGCTTCCTTCCCCAGGCCTCGAGCTTTCATAATCTTCTGCACCGCTGCAGCCGTAATATTATTCGGAGCTACCTTACCTGTGATTGCACCTAAACCTAGACGGTCAAGAGAACCTTGGACGAGACCAGCTGTAAGAGCTATGCTCGCATCCTTCTCTCCTTCCATCTCGTTCCATGTCTGACCTGCGTAGACCATTGATGGAACGCCTACACCTACTGCGAGTGCGCCTGCTGTCCCGATAACGGGAGCTGCAACAGCACCAGCTACAGAAGCTGCGGCAGTGGTGACCATATAAGGTAGAGACATAGCTGCGTTGTTTGCTATGTAAGAGACACCTGATTGTATTCCATTAACATCTTTCCAGTCTGTTAAGATCCTACCGTACTCTTCTTGTTGAGCGCGAGCTCGAGTAATCCCAGCTTCACCGATGTCTGCTAGATACTCTGTGCCTGTAGAGTCTCCGAGCAATTCAAGGAAACCGTAGTATCCTTCTTTAGCTCCAACCCATCCTTGATCCCATGCATCTGACAGTGGGTTAAGTGAGTTGTTACGGATGTCTCTGTCTGTCTTACGGAAAGATAGAGCGGCAGTGCCATGACCCTCTGCGTACGCTGCCTCATTTAAGGCTGCTTGACGGAAGGCGATAGGTCGGTCTGTCTCTTCCTCGATAGCTCCAGCGATCTTATCTGCTGCATCACTGAACTCATCATTGTTGTTGCCGAAGGCTTTAGCTACGGCGATAGCGTCGAGGTCATCCTGCGTGGTATACTTACCAGCGTCAAGAGCACCTGACTTAAGTAATTCTGTTGTGAAGTTGCGGCCGTTCTGGTCGTGCAACTCAATGATCTCACGACCATTGGGATCGACCTGACCTGTCTTCACTATATTTGTATAGCCCTGTGACTCAGCGAGGCGGGTGATCTCGCGGGTAGCATCAGCTGCACCAGCTGTTCCTGCTTTCCACTTACCACCCTTAAAGCCTGCTACTTCTGGGGCATCATAGCCTTGCAGACGGTAACTAGTACCGTCCGCATCACGTATAGTATCGGCGTCAATGAACGTGTGAGTCCCAACGCTGTTAGTCCCCGCTTGCGCGAGACGTTCCAATGCGTTCATTACATTCCTCCTATTAACATGTTCTCAGCGAATAGATAAAATCCACTCTCGTCTGACTGAGCCTTACGGCCCCATAGTTCTTTAGTATCCGGATCAAGAGAGTTCCAGTCTTTCAATGCCTCTGTATAGAAGAGGTTAGACAGATCGCTTGTTCCACCTTGCTTACCCATCCGACGGAGTACGCCTGCCGCTGCAGTGTTAAGCTTCTGTAGCTTGGCTGCATTGACGTAGCTGGCTGGTCCGTTCTTCGGCTGGTTCTTAGACTTGAAGACATCAGCGTTACCTCCAACCTGCTGGCGGATAACCAACTGGTTCAGGTAAGGGACTAGGTCCCGAGCACGACTGCCATCCTGACGGTTGTCATTCAGTGCGTCATGGTATGCTGATTCGACTAGACCACCGAGTTCTTCTGGATTAACTCCATTCTCGATAGCCCACTCCGATATCTTACTAGCGTTAGTAGATGGGAGGATGTCTGTCTTAGCTGAGCCCGACTCCTTGTCGAAGATATCGAATGTCTTCCGCATCTCATCCAACTGATTACCGATATTAGTGGTAGCATTCTTCACCCGCGCACGATACTCTTTAGTACCACGTACGACTGATGGATCATCACCGAACTCAAAGCCTGAACGGATACGTCCTTGCTCATCCATGTAAGCCTTGTTACCGTTAGCTAGCTCCACCTCTTGTAGCTTGGTCGGTTGTCCCGATCTCTTATTATAGAGGGTGGTGTAGTCGTTAGATAGCTTAACACCAGCTGCTCCGTCTACAGGACTGAGAACAGATGGATCTCCTGTCTTCTTGTACTCTGACAAAGACTGCGGTGTATACTTAGCTGACTTGACTAGACCATTAAAGGTATTTTCCTTAGCATCGATACGGTTCATGTAGCTCTGTCCTGCGATAGCAAGAGCCTGACCTGATGAGGCACCAGTAGCTAGAGCACCAGCGTACAAGACACCCATGCGGACTAGCTCTTTCTTATCGAAGATATCTCCAAAGGCATCTTTGATTACACCCATCATACCGTTAGCTTCTTTAGGATCTTCAGCGAACATCGCCTTACCTTGAGCAGCCATAGCTGTACCATCCTGTACTTCAGGGATAGGTTCTTTCGCAGCTACCTGCTTAACTACGTTAGCTACAGTCTCTGCGGGCTTAGCTTTAGCACCAGCCTTACCACGAGTTGATGGACCAGCTGAGGCCTCAAGCCCTGCTACACCGCCAGCCTGTTCTGGTGTGGCCAGTTCAGGTGGACGTTGATCCAGTAGAGGTACGTTGCCTGCTCCTTGAGCTGCGAGTTCTGGTGGAGCTCCAATAGCTGGTACTCCATCTGCTCCGCCTACCTGTACCGGTGCACCTACACCCTGTGATTCAGGTGGTACACCTAGCTCGTTGAGCTGGGTAGATAGAGCATCGACTCGGTCCTGTATGAACTGAGCACCTTGAGCATCGGGAGCTGTGACTGCTGCCTGCAACTGTGCTGTCTGCAGAGCATTGTTAGTCCGCCATCCCTTCTCCTCGTGATCTAGTACCTGATCCATGATCTCCGGTGGGAGATTGTTCAGTGCTATCTCCTGCTGGTCAGGCTCCATAGATAGAATCTCTTGTGTCAGCTGTGGGATATTAAACCCAGCATCAGAAGAGTTATTCAGTAGAGCCTCATCAGAATTAGGAGGTGGAGGAGCTGGCTGATCTGGTGGTACACCTGCATCTGCTGGAGTATAAGCAGCATTGAACTGTTCTGCCTCTCTACCACGACGACGTGTGAGACCACCGAGAGCTTGAAGCTGGCCGTTGACCCGACCCTTATTATACTGTGGGATCTTCGCTGCGATCTCTTCGTTGCTACGAGTCCCATCTTTAGTCAGCTTCTCCAGCATACCCTGCCCACCGTTGTAGCGGAAGGATGCTAGTGAATCGATCTGGTTAGGGTTCCAGTCATAGCCATGTTGCTTACCGTAAGCAGCAACGGCATCACGCTCCTGTTGGAGACGACCATCAAGCCATTCATTCTCACCTTCACGTGTAGTAGTCTGACCTGCTGTGACGGGTGAACCATCGGGGTTAGTGGTTCGGCCGAAGCCGATGGTCCACTTACCGACGGGATCGATGTAGGCCTTGTCGCGGAACCCTTCTTCTTCTCTAATGAAGTCGACGAGTCCACCCCAGTTGTAGCCTTGTACCATCCGGTTCTCCATCTTGCGTTGTTGCAACCCATGGTTGTTCATCTTCTGTAGCATCGGACCGTACATAGCGGTAGCTTCTTTATTCAAGACGAACTCACCCGCGGTTAGCATTGCAGGGATTGTGTCCCTGTTGGAGGGATCATTAAGATCTTTGACCATACTACCCTCCTATTTTGCTAGTGGTTTCTTTGGGGTCTTACTTGTAGTAGCTGAGGCTTTCTTCATAGCTGCTGCTTGTTTAGCTTGCTGCTCTTTGATACGCATAGCCTGTTCGTGGGTCTCTTGTTTACGCTTCTGTTCTAGATCGAAGGCCTTAGCCTGTTGGTCTAGCTTCTGCTCATCCATCACCTTCTTAATAGGTGTCTCAGTCACTGAGCCGCCTTCATTGTAGCCGTTAGGGTTAGAATGCCCGTTGCCTACCATGCCGCCAGAGTTGAGTCCAAACAGAGTACTGACTGGACCTAGCAGAGCTTTCATAGCTAACTTCTGCCCGATCTGTGCCAGTGGGGATTGACCTCCACCTCCGCCTGCTACCTGCATCTGCTGACGAGGAGCTAGTGGTGTGTTAGGAACTTGACTCTTAGCAATACGTGATGCCATCATCTGCTTCCTCTTTTCTTCATCGGAGATATACCCTCCCATATTATATGCCATGACAGGACCTCCTTCGTTCCAGTTCTGTGGGTTAAATTTAGATTCAGACCATGACCAATCACCTCCTGATGAGGTTGACTGATTGCTGCTATCATCCTGACCGAAGTCAAAGCCTTCCGGTGTCCATCCACCTGTCTCATTACCGAAGCCTACATTAGATGCTTTCCTCTGGGCAGATGTCTGGTGGTCAGCGAAGACAGGATCATCATCGTTGTTATTACTACGAGTATTAGTCGGCTTAACCTCTTGGGCTAGCACCACCTCTTCATCTACGTAGTCATCGATAGACCATGAAGTATCGAACGCGCCCTTGTCATTGAGTACCTTACCTGCATCCTTCTGCTGGATCTTACCAGCTTGGATAGCTTCCCATACCTCTAGACGACGCTTGTTGAGAGCTGCGGCTTCTTCATGAGCCTTCTTCTGCTTCTCTGCTTTAGCCTTATCAGCTGTGGTCTTCGCTGCCTTGGCCGCTGCCGCTGCTTGAGCTGCCTTAGCATCTGCTGCTGCCTTAGCCGCCGCTGCTTGCTTCGCTTGGACTGCTGCTACCTCTTTCTGCTTCTCGCCTACTTGTGTAACACGGTCTTTCTCTGCTTTAACTGCTTGCTGACCTGCTTCCTTAGCTGCACCAAGGCTGGCACCACTAGCGAAGGCTTCCTTGCGAGCAGCGTCATAGACACCTTGCCACTTAGCTGTAGTACCTGAGTCAGGATCTACCCATGTAGATGGATCGTTGATGTCAAATGGTTTGACCTCACCTGTCTCTACCTTAGACTGGTAGTCATCTACTTGCTGGTTGATTAGGTTCTCAACGGGTGAGCTATCCTCACCACCACCTTCCCATGTCTGTTCAGGTGGAGCTTCTTGTAGCTCTTCAACACCAGCCTCGTCTAGACCAGAGACCTGGCCTGTAGCAAGAGATGTGATGTTGTTACCGGTTTGATCTCCGTAGATCTGCTGGTTGTTATTATAGATAGTATCAGCAGCTGTCTGAGCTGGACTCTCTCCTAATGAGGAATCTTGGAACTCAACATACTCTTCAGGAGTTAGCTGCTCTTCGAAGGTCTTGTTAGAATCGAATGTATCTATTGAGTCGAACTCATCTGCAATGATCTGCTCTTGTTCAGCTGTCTCTTCCTCTGTAAGGAAGTTGTCATCGCCTTCAGCATCGAACTCATCGACCCCAAGGAATTGAGCAGGGTTTCCTGCCTCATCTGCTGGGATGCTAGGGATATCTTCTACCGGTGGAGGTGGAGAGTCATCTCCTCCTGTCTCTACTACCTCTTCTACTGGCTCTACTGCGTTCAAGTCTGTATAAGCTTTCTGACTTGGAGTAGCCTGAGCTCCTTGCTGCAGGGCAGAGAAGTCGTAGTCGTATGGTGTAGCACCTGTGAGATAGTTATCGATAGCTGTACGTGCAAAACCGTCTTGAGGAATACCTGTCTGTACGTTAGGGGTATTAAGCCCAGTGACAGGATCCGGTTGCGGCTGTGGTTGAGGCTGTTCTACTGGTAGAGATGCCGGAGGTTGACCACCAGAACCAGAAGCTGGCTGGTAGACCTGCCATGTAGGCTTCGCTGCTAACTGGTCATACTGTGTCTGCAAAGCTGCAATAGCGTCTGCATTAGATCCAATCCCACTGATGTCCTGCTGTGGAGCTGGAGCTGGTAGGTTTGAGATCTGCTGTTGTAGAGCTGCGATAGCATCTGCGTTACCACCGATACCTGAGATGTCCTGCTGTGGAGCATTCTGCAGAGCTGTGATAGCCTGTTGGTTCGCTGCGATACCTGATAGGTCAGGACCTGGAGCGTTCTGTAAAGCTTGGATAGCAGCTGCGTTATTAGCAATACCAGAGATGTCCTGCTGTGGAGCATTCTGTAGAGCTTGGATAGCCTGCTGATTAGCCGCGATGCCTGATAGGTCAGGGCCTGGAGCGTCCTGCAGTGCTTGTATAGCTTGCGCGTTCAGGTCTATATTACCTTGTAATCCAGACGGATCAAATCCAGGTTGGTTCTGAAGGGCTTGGATAGCTGCTGCGTTAGTTCCGACACCGGTGAAGTCCTGTTGAAGAGCACCATGTAGAGCTTGGATAGCCGCAGTGTTGTTAGCGATACCTTCATTCCGGCCTGTGTAGTCATAGTCTTGCTGTGCTAAACGTAGAGCCTCCATAGATAGAGGACCGTAGTTGCGTGCTTCTGCGTCCGCCATCTGCCGATCATAGATTCCGCTAATCTTCGCAGCGTTTTCTTCGTATTTCGTCTGTGCTGCACCAGCATCTGCAAAACCATCAGACACCGTGTGAACGTAGGGACTGACTCCTCCACCTTCATTACGCATTAACGGACGCACGTAGCCTCCGTTACGGTAGCTACGCCATTTTTGTTTTCCTGGCATATCATTTCCCCTTCTGCGTTGTTACCTGCTTCTGACCTGCTACACCTGAACCAAGCAGACCGAAGAGACGTTGTGTCCCTTGGTAGGCTGCATCAGATTGGTTCTGTGATTGTTGTTGTAGTGCTGAGCCTACACCTTCAGTGAGGTCTGCTCCACGTGTTAGTTGTCCTGCGATAGTATCACCTGAACCGATAACTCCTTGCGCACCTTGTAGCGCGGCGCCACGACGTGATGCCAGTTCTTGTGCTGCGATGTTACCAGCTGTGTTAGCTAGCGCTGTGTTAGTAGCTAGTTGATTACGAGCTGAGCCTAGCGTACCACCAAGAGATGCTTGGTTATTTAGCTGACCTAGCTGGCGACGCTGTGCATCACCAATCGTACTCTCTAATGCCTGTGTCTGTTCACCTAGTGCATTAGCACCGAATAGACCCTGCCCTGAAGCAGCATCACGGAATGCTTGAGCTGATGAATAACTGTCATTAGCTATCTGATCTAGTGCTCCACCTTGTTCGCCGAGCTCTAGCTTACGGTTAAATGCACCTGTCTGTGCATCTTGAAGACCAGCCACATTACCGAACTCACCTTGATTGTACTGCCCAACGGCTGTACGGACTGCGTCCTCAGCATATGGCTGAGCCCAATCTGGTAGTCCGGAACTAGTGGTTGATGAACCTCCTCCTCCTCCGCCCATGTTATAACTCCTTCATTAGTGTTACGAATGGCTCTTCATATCCATACTTCTTTAAGGCTCTTGCCCATCCTCGTCTACCGTAGACTGAGGTGTACTTGCAACCTACACCTCTAGCAAAACCTTCTAGTAGATCTAGGACTTCCGGTCCATGATCGAACCAGCCCTCTGAAGTAGTGCATACTATTACACATTCTTTATACTGTTTATGTGTCAAGATCCTTGTGACCGCGACACCTTTAATTGTTCCGAATTCGTCCTCACGTATCCAGACCTGGCTGATAGCGCCTAAGGCCTCGATAAATATATCGTATGTGGAGATGTCCCCCGACCCGTGGGCCAGGGAACGTCCGATATATGGTTCTATGAGGTGCCATTGTAGTGCGAGTTCTTCCCCGCCTAACATACGTACCTGCATTAGATCTCCTTATGGTGCTGTGCGCATTATATAAAGTTGATACGCTGTGTAACGTGTATACGCTGTTCCAGTTGGAGCAGTTGCTGAGCCAAGGCCGTTGCCTGTCCAGTAGCCATCCAACACCACATCACCACGGCGAAGATCAAACGTGTGACCTGCGTAACTACGGTTGTATGAGTTCGTTGGAAAACTGAATGTAGGACTAAGCGTAAACGTCCAACGATCAGCGGTAGCTACATTATCACGTAATAACCCGACGTTATTGTTTAAGAAGAAGTATCTAGTAGGACCACTGCTATCGTTCGCAGCAGAGAATGTCCAATCTCTACTGTTGGTAGTAGCAGTTGTAACGTCTGTCTCTCCTGCGAAGAAGTTGTACGCTGAGAAATGTCTTGCATCACCGTCAGTGTTACGCGTAGTACCTACACCGTTGCCCCATGATTGATCACTTGTCCGAGAAGCGCCGATTATTAACTCACCGCTTGTCAAAGTACCGCTGCTGTTAAAGTCCTGACGTGTAAGCCAGACACCTGCTTCAGCATCTGGAATTCCAGCATATGGATCTGTTGGAGTTGGTTGACCTGTTCGCGTTAGCTCTAAACCCCAGATCGATGCATCAGCATTATCTGTGACAGCGGTGCTTGTCGTTGTAGGATCAGTAGCTGATGACCTCAATAATGTGAAAGCCGCAAGAGGATCTGCTACTCCTAAGAACCCAGCTGAATCCCAGCGTGTTCCGTCCCACGTGTATGCCCAACCTGCTGTAGTACGGGACGTCTGCCCATTGGCAGGACTCGCAGGTAATTGTGTAATATCTACCATTACGGATTACTCCTTTGTTCTAATGTAGAGACCCGCGACTGCAGGTCTCTCAATTGTTCTTCAAGTTCGTTGATGTATCTTGCTACTTCTAACTGCCATGTCGCTACGATAGGATCATCAGATATAGGTGGTTGATTAACTGGCATTAACGTATCAACCTATATTCGATCTGCCATATGTTAGCTTGAGTATCGGGGTTAGCTGAATCTGTAACGACCTGTAGTGGCTCTTCACGTCTGAAGTGGAATGGTCCACGCAGACCTCCAGGAGTACCTATGTTGACAGCACTTGGAGGGGTGATGCCAGTAGTTGCCGGAGCATTTGGAATAGTTCCTACAAAGTCAGCATCCGCTTGTGGATTCGTACCTGACGCTGATGGATTCTCAAATCTAAAGCGTGCATAGAAGGCACCATTATCCGGACCAATGTTGCCGTAGTTGGCAGCTTGGTTACTGTTGCCGTTAATCAGAGTCACTCGCTCGATAACATCATTAGCTAGAGTTACTCCTGATGGAGTGATGATCTGTGTACCTGCGTAGCTACGTACTTGAGCTACGAAGTTAGCCCACTGGTTACGTAAAGCGGAAGAGTAAGGACCGGTCGTAGCGAACTGATTTGCTGGGAATGCGAACTGGAACTCATTAGCATTTTTCCCTGTTGTAAAGGAGTAAGCGGTAAGTCGTCCATCATTAGCCGAATCAGTGTTGAATGTACCACGACGACGGATCTGTATGACCGCATTGTCAGGATCACCTGGTACGTTAAATGCAATAGTATTAACTTGGTCTAGCAGATGTGCGTTGCCAAACGTGCTAGTGCCGTTAGTAGTACCTGTAGCATTCACAGGTTCTGTTGTATCCCATGGAAGTCCCCAGTAAGGAAAGTTCTTACTAGCAAAAGAGACCATGAATTGATCTGAGAATGGACCACGGTTCACACCACCAGCATGGTTGTTACCTACACGGTATCCTGCAACATTGCTGAAGTTAGTGCCCACTCCTCCACCTGTAAGGAGACCATCTGATCTACGTGTCAACTGTGCTTTAGAGTTGTAAGAATAGATGGGATGACTGTTCCAACTTGCCTGATCTGTAGCATGCTCACGTAGGTAAGTCAATGCTTCATCATCTCCACTATGTGGGAGCAAGATGGTGGCACCAAAGATACGAGCATGACTGTCGATTGTACCCTGCGCTTCCATCCAAATACCAGCTGGCTCGCGGTTAGGATTAGTACCCCAACGAGCGTTACCGTTGGTAGAGAAGGATGAGCTATCACCGTCACCACCTACAATAGTATCGTAAGGTACACGTGCGTAAGCAGCGGAAGTGTCAGCAGACCATGTCAGAGACTGTGTTGGTGTGCTTGATACTCCATTAGTGTTTGGTTCTGTGCCTGGGCTATTAAAGATACCAGTCCAACCAGGATCCACTGTCCCGCCAAACGTGCTTGGTGCGTCACTTGGTTCTGCCTTTGGAGTCATTGGAGGAATCTCCACCTCTACAAGGGCATCGTTATCTACTGTAAGAGTAGTATGCCACCATAGGATGTCGCCACTGTTCGTTGAGAATATGATGTTACCGTTAGGAGGTAGATCAATATCAAACTTAAAGACGTCGTTAGCTTGCATAGACTGGTTAGTACTTGCTGGCCATGAGGAGCCTTGGTTGTTAGCACCTTCTACGACCAACTGCATTGAATCACGCTGCGGAGCCCATAGACCCCACACTCTATTACCATCTAACGACATAGCATTGATGTTAGTAGAGGGATCTGTACCTAGCGTACCTGATGTGCGCCACTGTAGGAATCGAGTGGAAGTACCATTGTTCTTAAAGATAACCCGATGACGTGAGCCACCGTTAGTGGACCCTGTTAGACTAAAGCTTTGACGAGCTGTACCAGCAGGTACGTCAGAGAATGTATTCAGATCTCCTTGCGTGTAGACGTTGGAGATAGCTGTCATGTCATTAGACGTGTCGGTAGTTGTATCTGTGCCACCTTCTGAGGCTGTGACAGAAATATCAACCTGTCCATTACCCCGATTCGTAGTGGTGATGTTGTCACCAACGAAGTTGAGGATAGTAGTATCACCGTTAGTAGTTGCTCCATCTTTTCGAGTGGAGAACCGTGGTGGTTCTGGAACTGTCACGTCGACTACACCAGTAGCTGACGCAGTGACGGTTACATTAGACGAGAAGTTAATAGTATTAATATTTGTCTCACCACCGACTGTCAGGTTGAAGTCAGTAGTATCAGAACTATCCCCGCTGACATTGAAGTCTGCGATGGGAACTGAGATGTTGCCGGCTGAACCATTACGAGTGATGACAAAGTTCTGTCCTACTACAGACGCACCTGAAATAACTGGGATCTCTGTAGAGTTAGAACCAATAGTCAGAGTATCACCAGCTGAATCAATAGATACAGCGCTGCCTCCTGAAGGGGCGGCTGCTGGCATCCATGAGTTATCAGTGTCACTGTACGTTAAGATCATACCATTAGAAGGTGCTGTGTCAGATACATCTCGTAAGCTATTCAGCCCTATAGTTCCTAAAGCTGTTGCCAGAGGAGTAGCAGATAGAGTAGCATCCGCATTCCGTGTAGTGACATAAGCAGTAGGAATTGAGCTCCCTGTGTTGGGAACGCTTGCTACTGTAGGAACTGTAGGGAATGTGACAGCTACACGAGCTTGACCGTCGCCATCTGAGGTGACTGCTACGCCTGCTGCATCTCCTGTCGTGCTTGTAAAGCGCATGACGTTTGTATTAGTAGTGATAGCAGCAGCACCCGCATCGAATATGCTCAGTGCTGGAGCTACCATTAGATCCGCAGCGGTAGGCTGAGGACTTGCCTCGACCCACTCGTTATCTGTACGGACATTTAGTTTAGTACCATCGTACCATAGATCGCCCTCGTTGGGCTGTGAAGGAGCTGTGCTAGATGTAGCTGCACCTTCAAGAGCATCTGGTTGAGGCAGTGCCCCAGTCCAAATACCTGGGTTGGCGTCGTATGTATAGTTAACACCACCCCATACGAACGAATCTCCCGCTGAAGGAGTGGGGAAGTTCGCTGAGATGTATTGAGCTAGACTAGCCATGGCTTCCTCCTATGTAATTCGATTAATGCTTATGAAAGTGGGATTACTAGACGGCGATGATGCTGAAGCAATCTGGTTGTAAAATCCAATATTGAGTGCACCAGTAAGAATGAATTCGCCTGTCATATACGAACCTTGACCCCATAGACCATATCTTCGGAGATTAGGAATCGCAGACGCTGTACCTGACACTGTGCCAAACATACTTGTTGTGTCCGTTATAGTTGTAGTCCCTGAAGTATCACCACTCCACGTACGGCCGTTTACAGTATCAGTACCGAATCCCGTATTTTCAGCAGGCCTTGAAACGATATTAAATCTAGAATTAGTAGAGTCCCATGCAGCATACGAGTGTGACCGCAATGTGTTTGTGCTATTGGTCCACTCATACGAAGTCCACTCGTACCATCCGCCTGCTATGTTTGAAAACCCACTTGTAGCAGCTGCTTGGTTGAATCGCACAGATGAAAAGCGAGTTGGTGTCACAAAGAATCTGTAGACACCTGCTTCAGTGAACGACATGACCGCATTAGTAGTAGATACTGCAGTGCTTCCAGCAGCTGTAGTGGTGTACGCGGTGGGGACACCCCCACCTCCGCCACCGCCGCCACCAGTGTCAGCACTTACGATTTGTCTAAATGACATGTCAGTCTCCTTATGATACTGTGAAGTTAGTCAATACCAACGTATTGTCTGAATTAGTTAGATCGATAGCTGACGCTGACGCTGTTGTCAGGTTGATAGTCATGCGATCAGAACTGACAGTGTAGTCAGGACCTTCAACCATCTTCAAGCCGTTGTAAGATAGTTCGTGAACAGCCGCCACAGTTGCAAGGCCTGTAGAAGATCCATGAGGGAAGAACGTGTTAGCTGCGAAGGCAGTCTGGTCTGCTGTCCGACCTGTATTAGATGCGATGCCTACGTCTTGAGATAGCGTTGGGTTAGATGTAGTAACAGCTACCCAGCTAGCCTCGCCTGACTCAGTGATCTGTAGGTTATACGTGCGAGCCGCCGATGCTCCCGCTGGAGAGTTTGGTAGAGATACACGCGGATTAGATGCAACCCAGCCATCCTCTGTGCCTGTGTAGACATACAAAGCGGGTGGATCGTTATCCGCATCAAACCACAGGTCGCCTACTGATGGAGCAGCTGGAGCTGCGTTCTGCACTGATGATGCTGCGCCTTCCGGAATAGCAGCTGGTTCCCACGCACCGTCTGTACTGTTCCATGTAAGAACATGACCGTTTGTAGAAGGAGCTGTGTCACTTACGTTGTGTAAGTTCTGTAGCGCAATACCGTTTGTCGCGTTGTCCGCCAATGTAGCGAGTGTTGTAGCTGTTAGCGTGTTGCCAGCTCCATACTGTAGAATCTGACCAGAGGTTCCTGTAGCAGGAGTGTCTGACAGAGCCGCGAAGGTTGTCACACCAGTCGGTAGAGTAGAAGGCGCCCACATGCTTGTAGCAGTATCCCACTGTAGAACCTGATCGTCCGTAGCTGCTGTGCTACTTACGTCAGTCAACCCACCGATAGTTGTCACACCAGTCGGTAGAGTAGAAGGCGCCCACATACTTGTAGCGCTATCCCATTGTAGAACTTGATCATCTGTTGCAGCTGTCGTTGTGACGTCTGTAAGCGTACTTAAAGCTGTTGTAAGTGTTACTGTCTCGTTAACCCAGCTAGTTCCGTTGTAACGCAGGAACTGATCATCAACTGCTGTTGTAATAGCGACATCGTCTAGGTCGTTGAGACTATCTGGGACATCTGCTGCACGAGCGATGTTCGTTGACAACAGATCATCGTCGAACGTCATGCCTGACGAACCATTCAACGTAGTGAATAGTGTCTGAGCTGAAGCATCTTGAGCTGGTGTATGTAGTACTGTCCAGTCAGCATCTACTGTAGCGCCTGAGTTGTTGTTACCACTAGTGGCGCCATTATAGATATATGATGTCGTTCCAGATGCAGTAGTGACAATAGCCAAGTCACCGGTGTGCCATGTAACATCCGTCGCGGCGTTACGGTTAGCAGTCGACGTGTACGTATGGTTCTCAGCGAAGTTAGGCGTTGAGATTGTGATGTTGCCATTGCTATCACGTGCGAGCTGAACGTTAGTACCACCGGTAATATTTACTCGGTTCGGTGACGTAGCCGTGCCTTCTTCACTACCGATGTATAGACCTACTGTTTTGCTTGAAATAGCTGTAGTAGATAGGCTAGTTGTATCGGTGAAGACCGCACCTGATGGAACGTCAGCCTCAAGACCCATAATCTTGTCGCGCTCAATTGAACGGTCGTCAATAGCGTTAATAGTCTGGGGTAAGTTGGCCGCTGTTGTAGAGTTTAATCGCGTAATCGCGTTTCTAAATGACATTGTGTATCTCCCTTATGTATCTTCGAAGACAATGATTTCAATTTGTTGGGAAGCTTGAACTCCGATAAGTTCAGCTGTGTCAGCAAGGATGGTTACGTTACCACCACTTACGGTATAATCAATATCCTCTTCCAATACAAAACCACTATAAGTTATTAGAATTGAGTCAGGTATTGGGCTTGAACGTACGAGCAACGCTGGTGTGATCAGGGCTGCAGTGTTTCCTCCCGCTGGAAGGTTCACTTTATAAGTAGTTCTATCAAACTCGCTAGACTCCCATGAAAGAGTAGAACCATTACGAGTTAGATTATATGATCCGTTATCTATCGGAGCTGTGGGTAAGCTCGTTGCTGAGCGTAAGTCAGCTAACGGAATATTCACTGTGCTAATCAGGTTACTGCTAGCTCGTGCCGTCCCATCGTTGTAGAAGTCTAAGATCAGACTATCACCGCCTGAGATTTCTCTTGCTACAACTGCTTCTATACCTTGACCTTCAGCACCCGCGGCTCCTGCTGGACCTTGCGCACCTGGGTTAGTATTGACAATAGCAGGAGAAGCATCTACCCATAGACCCTCTTGGCGGATGTATAGGCGGGCGTTGTCGCCGTCTTGAGCTCCACAGTAATACCACAAATCGTTATCTGCAGGATTAGTAGGTTCTGTTACAGACGATGTGATTGAGCTACCACGTAGCGAATCAATACTGAGTTCTGTAACGGTTGCTGCTGCTGCGTTTGGTGTCAAGCTAGATGCCACACCTAGTACGTGACCAGGTCGAACATTCGCTAGCTTACTGTGGGAGATAGTATTGTCATTGATCATACTATCGTCTAGCTTCTGGCTAGTTGCCTGACCGCCTGTGATGCGACCAAGCAGCTCGCCTTCTGCAATTTCGAGTGTGGCAAGGGCACCCTCGGTGCCAGTGCCTACAATAACAGTGTTAGCGTTAGAGCCAGCTACTGTTGCTGTGATTGTTTCAGGGGTAACATCTTGATAAACGTCTTCGCCTATGCCTTGGCCGTTAGAAACAACTAAGACATTTCTCTGATTGTCGTATGCAAGATCACCCGGCGCAGTCACTGTGGCTGCGTTGAGTTCAGCTGTCGTCCCTTGCGGGACTAACCAAATTGCCATCGTTATCTCCTCCCGGCTTTACGTATGCTAAGTTGAAGGCCACTGACGCGCCATTCAGTATCTTGACTGAAGGTCTTACCGCCTGGGCTTTGCCTTGTCCCAACAAACTGATCAGAGATACGCCAATTAAGGAATCGGCCTGTAATCCGTGTATCCATCTTGTAGTCCTCCGATATATAGAATGTGTTGGTCTGAGTAGGCGAAGACAGGTTAGCTATCTGGCCCGGGTTATTAGTTGGTATCAACGATAAGGTTAACGTATTATATTTGTATTGTGACAAGAACGTAGTCGGCGAGCGACCATCTGCCCATACTGCTACACTGTTCATCATCTCTGTATTAAACTCTGGAGACAAACCCATCATCTTACGTTCAAAGAATGACTCGTAGTTTACGCTAGTGATCTGCGTTGGAGTGAACGATAGGAACGTATATCCAATTTCTGAAGCTGTCACTGAGTTCTGAGTATTACCATTAGTGAATCTGCTACCACTAGCGAAGAGCGGAAACTCTACACCGAAGTCAACTTCATCAGAAGGCCATGTCCGATCAAGATCAAACTCAGTAGAAATATCTGATGATGATATAAGCGGACCATTATCTATTGATGGAAACTCTGAAACAGGTTGACGCAACACGGCATCAGGTAAAGACATCCTAAACGCAGCGTTGAAATCATCTTGCGTGAAGTTGTTGACATCTATCAGTCTACGGAAGTCAGTGATAGTATCTGTAGTATTGAAGAATGCTTCTACTACGTACACAGTGTTCTCACCAATAACAGTAGGTTCAATTCGAATACCTTGGTCAGAGTTCGTTAAGGCGGTTCTTAATTCAGGGATACGAATTGAAATTTGACTATTCAAGCTCGTAGCTATATTGGTATTATTTATCGGGAACATATAAGTTGTCATGTTAGATAAATTGATAGCAAAGAACGAGCCTTGGTTAGTCGCTTCATAACTGCCTTGTGAATCTACGGTTGACGTAGGAGTTGATAATCCTGGAACAATCCCTGGAATAAACTCTTCAATGACCCACTCCGCACCTTGACGTTCAGCTGGGAATTCGTATGTCCCGTCTACATTAGGAACTGGAACACCTGAATCTCCGTTAGCTTCATTATATGAGACAGCGGTTGTAGTCCATGTAGATCCTGATCGGGTCCACTGACCTGGCTTCATCCGTTGGATCACAGAGTCAATCATCTCTAACTGCTCTTCAGAAGTCAACGTTGAATTGCCTGTCGGCTTCCGCAGTTCTATTAATCCTGTATCAAATGAAAAGAAGTCAATCCCGTTTGGATCTGTGTGGGATACACGAATGCATGGAGGGATAATCGGTTGATTCAATCCGCTATTGCTATACGCGTATATGCCTCGGCTAACTAATGTCCGTGTGATGCGAGATGCGGGGATCTCTTCATCCGTCGCGTCCAACAAGTTCTCTAACTCTATCTCTAGAATGTAGGGACTATTAGCAACAGATGTGATCGTAGTAATCTCACCAGATGAAGTTCCAACGAAATCGCTATTAGCTTCTAATGCATTCATGACAGACCTAGCGAATACCTGTCCTTGCGTTAAAGGAGGTACAACACTAGCCTGGGGCGTAAACGAAAGACCTGCAGCTACAGAATCGATTGCTGTTCCTTTAATCCAACCCCCTTGACTCTTATCATAAGTCGCGTTGAAGAAGTTGAGACGTATAAGACCACCGGTTAGTGGAGTGTATACGACGTCAGCAACCCCGTTAGACTCTGCTGGTATTCTATAAGCAATCAGATTGAAGTCAGAATAAGTATCTGAATCATTCTGGATATGTAGATCAAGTTTTGACTGACCAGTGATATTGCCACGCGTTAGCAGTTCCCTTACACGAGTGCCGAGTAGAGGAGCTGTCAGTAGGTTAGCAGCTGGTAGAGTACCGAAGTCTGTGTTAACACGTTCGTGGCCATCCATTGGGTCTTCTACTGTAGAGCCTGCGTTGCGCATGCCCCCATCAGAAGTTGAACTAGTAGTGCTTGTAGTTAACGTACCAAAATGGACTTGAGATCCTGCAGGTAGATCATCAAATCTGTTACGACCTCCGATAACCCCTGTCTGCATTCCTTTAAAGAAGAACACATAGTTATCAAGATCATCCATAATATCTGCGAAGTTAAACTCAAACACGTTACCCTTTACAGGGAAACTAGAGTCTGCAAGTATGTGACCAAGACGATCTGTTGTAGTACCGTTAGGTCTATCCTTAGTGGCTAAGTCATTCTCTTCTGATATAGACACTGTCCGTGTTATGTTCACAGATGGAGAAACATTGACAAGGTTTAAAACACCTAAGTCGAACTCGACATCTATAGACGAGAACATAAGATCAGGATCATCAGCCCGTGAGACTGAGACTTGTCCGGTCATAACAGCTGGCTCGTTAGCCAGTGAGCTAATGATAGGGTTAAGCACGGTTTGCTGGTATTCAAACGTGTTGTAGCTTACGCCTTGTCCAAGTCCTTCAGGTAGACAGATATTAATGTTAACAACTGTATTACCTATAATATCCGTTGCTCTGATAAGCATACGTAGGGCAGGATTATCGCCTGTTGAGAAGTTCTCCCCAAGTGTAACCCGTATTTTAGGATTCCCAGAAGAGGCTGCTGCGGTTGGAACAGTTGTAAAGCTTAACGTCTCTTCGTATGTTTCACCAGTGCCAGTTTGTGTAACTGCCGATAAGTTATCCACGCTCACTGAGTGTGTCTGACCTGGAGTCGTCTCACTGAGGACAGCAGTTCCTTCAAATTCATACTCGGCAGAAGGAATGCCTCCACCAGGGACTGGACCTGCGGTACCTGCAAAAGCTCCGTTGATATCTCGCTTAGTCCACACGTTAGTCCGATAGTTCCAGATCAACGCTCTGTCTGACCGACTTTCTGTTGCAGTCTGCGATGGATAACAAATCCAGATTTCATCCTCTTGAGAGTAGCGTATAATAAAGACTTGATCTATATCGTCTACTGCTAGATCTCTATAGAAGTAGTCACGTATTTTGTTCTGAGCTAGCGACTGGATAGAACCAGGATGCCCAGCAAATACGTATATATCTCCAGAGCCTATGACTAAGTGACGACCATCAAACTCTACTACACTATCTGTAGTGAGAGCTCCGTAGGCTGATGTCACCGGACGCACAGAGAATGGAGCAGGTCCACCATTAGTACGGCTGATTACAGAGATGGATGAGTTGGAGTAGACGTACATATTGCCTTGTAGCTCTACGAAGTCTTGCACCACACCATCTGATGTAATTACAAACTCGTCTGCTGTGTTGACACCTGTGGCGAAAGGGTTCCAGTTCTGTGGAACATCGCCTGGTGCTGCAATGTCTGAGGTCCGAATAGTACCCGGCAGACCACGGATAAGCGTTCCGTCTGTCTGACGTTCTACTAGGTTACCAGCTATCAGGAAGTCTCCGTATGTACGGATAACCCCTGCTGTAACTCTAAGCCCATCGGTTCCAGAGTAACCAGGGATATCTGCTGCATAGCTATTCCAGCCTGGTAGTTCGAGTGTCCGGATGTTAACCGCCGCGGTGTTATCGCTAGGATCTAACAAGTAGTGAGGAGCGTCAAGTCCATTGTTAATGACAAGAGCAAATCCTCCTTGGAAGAAGGTATGTTGCCAATTGCCGTTAGGAGTAAAGTTCACTGATTGACGTCCAATGTTAGCAGGCGCCAGTAGGATAGGTTCCTCTTCGGTTCCCAGCTCTCCTACCTTCAATACGTATATAAAATCACGACCACCTTGTTCCACAATAAGGACATAGTAGCCTTGGTTAAAGGCGGCGAGGTTAGGGCTCGGCCACCACACTACATACTTGAGTACGTCTTGATCTCCGAAGTGTACATGAGAGAACACATGAAGATCTCCCTTCACTTTAGAGATATTGCCATTTCTAAAACGCACATTGTTGCAGTCACTAAAAGCGTTAGGAGGTAAGGACACCGCTGGTACGTCTGCAATCAGACCAACAGTATCTAACCCTTCAATAGGTACAACTTGATTCGGCATCCTTGCCTCCTTTAATTATGCTAAGAAATGATCGGCCTCTTCATTACGGCGAATCTCAAGACCACGTAGAACTTGCCCACCTGCCTTGTTATATAGTCGCATCTTGCGAGCGATCGTTTCATTATCTCGAGTTCCTTTACCTGTGACGGTACTCAAACGTCCTTTACCGAGGTTGAAGATGAATGAGGTCAAAGCACCAACCTGGTTCTTATTCCAGTCATATCCATTCTCATCCTTAAACTTTAAGACATACTCAAGGAACTCTTGGAGATGGTCTGCTAGTAACTCTTCAGCTTCAGCTTCTGTTACCTCATCTCCCTTCTTTACTTTACTTCCGTCGTTATAGTAAGTCGCACCGTAACCGATGGTCCATACTCCTACGGAATCTTGGTAGGCTTCCTTACGGAAACCTTCTTTCTCTTTTACAAAATCAACTAGCCAAGACATTAGTAATCCTCCACTGAATTCTTCTTTTTCTTCACTACTTCAGCAACACTCTTCGCAGCCTTCTCTACTGAACGGCCACCAACGTATCCACCGATACCGATAGATAGAAGAGTCCAAACCTGATCGGGGATTGCCATAGCTTCTGGAACTGGAATACCAATTACCCAGAACAGAGGCGCGATGAAGTAAGGAACCACAAGTAAGTTAATCGCAACAATAGCTACAAAGACCATCATCATAAGAGGCCGCCATGATGCTGTGATCCAGCTCTCACTCTGTGCCTCTGCTAAGATAACATTACCCGCTTGCGCTGCAATATTGTCTTGGTTCTTTAGTACCTCAAGCTCCACAGCATTCTTAAATGCATCTGCTTGATCTTTATTATCGAAATACTTTTCAACAGCAGTCCCAACGGGACCATTGACTAAGTTGAGTAGTAGTCCTACAACTCCTACTGACATATTAATTCTCCTTGTTAACTACACTCTCGCTGTCCAGTGAGCGGATCAAAGAAGCAAGCTGTCGCTTCTGTCTCCGTCTCTCCAGACCCTGCAAGAATTTCTTGAACCTCGCCCGCTGGCGCCTCTTCCGTTTCCACGGTTTCATTGAGGACTCCATACCGTTTTCCAGATAAGCGGAACGTCGTGCAACCTTTCGCTCCCTCTTTCCACGCTGTCTCATAAACTGACTTGAACTCGTCATAGGTAACATCATCTCCTACGTTGCATGTTTTACTGCAAGCACTATCGATGTAGTGCTGCGCCAACGTTAGAACACTTAAGTGTTCATGAACGGAAATGTCATTTGCCTTTCGTCCTTCGATCCCTTTGGAATACGCGTAGTCTTCAACGCGTTCAACTCGTGAGCCGTCAAAAGTCGTGATGGTACGGTCATAGTAATGTGAAAAGACTGGTTCGATTCCTCCACTGATGTTATCTGCCACAAGGGAGATAGTGCCAGTTGGTGCGATCGATGTAAGGTGGGAGTTACGTATGCCAAATTCTCTGATCTCCTTCTTGACTGAAGCTGGAAGAGTGCGGATGAAGTTACCCTTTAGGTAATCCTCACGGTACATTGGGAATGAACCCTTCTCCGCGGCGAGCCGAGCTGACGCCCGGTAAGTATTATCTCGTAGACAAGCAAACACCTTCTCCATCCATTCAAGGAATTCTGGAGAACCATATGGTAGGCCGATCATCTCACCTGCGTTGGCAAGACCTGTCACACCAAGACCCATACGTCTCTTGTTCTTTGCTTCATCTGATTGTTCTTTCAACGGATAGATAGTTCTATCAATGACGTTATCCATAGCGCGGACAACGTGAGGAATATCCATTTTAAACTGGGTAAAACTAAAGGTGCCAAGACCTACATACTTGGTAAGGTTAAAGCTACCCAGCAGACATGCACCATAAGCTGGAAGAGGTTGCTCACCACAAGGGTTTGTAGCGTTTATCTCTTCACAGTAATATAGGTTATTCATCTCTTTGATTCGATCAATGAACAAGACACCAGGCTCTGCCCAGTCCCATGTTGATTCCATAATCAAATCCCAAAGCTCTCTTGCTGAGACGGTCTTATATGAGATGCCGTCAAAGACAAGATCAAAGGAGTCGTCCTCCTTTTGAAGAGCTTCCATAAACTTATCTGTAATCCCTACGCTTACGTTAAAACCAGTAAGCTTATCAGAATTACGTTTAGCAGTAATGAACTCCTTAATATCCGGATGATCCACGCGTAAGACGCCCATCTGCGCACCGCGTCTATGTCCTGAGCTAGAGATGGTCTGACACACAGCATCAAAAATACCCATAAAGGAAACTGGACCAGAAGCTTCGCTATTAAGAGATTTAATCTTATAGCCTCTTGGACGGATCTTGGAGAAGTCATAACCAATCCCACCGCCTCTACGCATTGTCTCAGCAGCTTCACTAGCTTTCTCCATTATTGAATTCATACTATCTTCTATTTCTCCACTCACAAAACAGTTGTAAGCAGTAGTGATGCGGTTAGCACCCATAGCAGATTGAACTCTACCAGCAGGGAGGAAGCGCATATCTCCAAGGATATCCTCCATTTCGTACTGATGTTCTATTCCGTCTGCTAAAGCGCGGGCTAACCGCATTACTTTATCGTTGAAGGATTCTCCTTCCTGTCTATACTTCATACTATCAATCTCAGCAGAGAGTGACATAGAAGGTCCTTCATATTCTGTATTGCGCATTTATTATCCTCTTTACATTTATTGTTATTGGGATATTCCCGATCCCCTATAAGGGACGGATACTACGACCCAACAGATTTAACAACATCGCCCCAATCAACTATTAATCGAGCAACGATGTATAGAAAACCTACAGTAAACAGAGCAGACCGGAGCGCCGAAACGACGCCCCAGAATGTTGTCCATTTAGTTAAGAGATCATCTATCTTCTCTGCAAGTTGAGCACTGTCCTTCGCTGTATCAAAGATCCGTACATGCTCTTCTGAGTTTAGATGCCGAGATTCCTCAATGGCTTTTATAATCTCTGCCTTTTGTTCAGGGCAAAGCTTAGCAGATTTTTCCATATTAGATCTCCTCAATGTTACGCTGAATCGCGTTACGTGCAGATGTGACTGCGGTCTCGACTGCCGAGGTTTCAGAAGTCACGTGCTCTCTCAAGTTATCTCTGACCGTATTAACTACTGTCTGTGTCTCAGCCTGCGTCAACGGAGCAGGTAACGTCCCTACTGCTGTTTCAATACGATCTACAACTGCATCAACAGTATTTAGATTGTCATTGATCGTACCAACCATAGTGTCAATAGTTGATGTCTCTTGTTCTACCCGTGCCAATATCATGTTAGTAGATATTTGAACATCGTTAGACGAAGCCGGACTGAATCGGACTTCAGCATGGACGTTCTGACCTGTAAGACCATAATTCAATACAGGCAAACGGATCCGCTGACGTGCTTGCAAAAGAGCGTCTGCATGTACAACCGGCTGTAGGTTCCCATCAGAGTCAATCGTTCCTGCTTGAACACCTGGCAAGATCTGTTGAACCAAAGGATCCACAGCTACATTTCGTAGCAGGAATATATTGGGATTAACAATTAAACCAGATCCATCTGAATTCAGTAAGAAGTCTTCAAAAGTAGTTACCAGTCCTGATCCAGCAGCTGGAATCATTGAATTTGCGATCGCATACAATCTAACTGCTGTCACATACATTTCACTAGGGTCAGTCTTAGCAAGTAAGATTAGATTAGTGACTGCATCTGCCAATTCTAATTGGTTCAAACCATCTATCTCTAAATCGATTCTACCATTGTATATACTGTCGTTTCCGCTGTATGTATTAGCTGCGATCACAGTTCCATTGAAATCAATGTTTGCCGTACTTCCCGTTGAAAGAAGCGTGCTTGGAGGAACTGAATCTCTAACTTGACGAGCAGGTATCGTGTATTCAGTAGTATCGTACCGTGTGTATGGTACATCAATTATCTGAGTGTAGTTATCTGAGCTTGTCCGTATGAGAGTCATACCCGTAGAGTCACTAGCAGGTTCTGGAATTCGATATGGATTTGCTTCAGTTCCAGTTCCAGAGGCTGTACCTGCTGTACTGAAATAAACAGGCTGATGGCTTTCTGAAGGATTGCGCTCGAAAGACGTAAACGTATTCGTCGCAATTCCGCGGTAGTAAATCTTAACTTGTTCAGGATTTCTAAGATGAACTGGATCGATTTTTACAATTGTATCAGGACCTACGAATCTAATATCTCCAGAACCAGAAGTTTGGAAATACAAGCCCGAGTTACTGAACACCTCTTGAGTCAACTGGATTGTCAATTGATGTGCTGAGTTGTTCACAATGGTAGGTCTTGCTCCATCAGACGGATTAGGATATCGCTTTAAAGATGTGAATCTGCGAATATCCACTTGAGTATCTGCTGTTAACTCGCTAGTGAAATCAAGGATACTGTTATCGCCAAAGACTGTAGCCGGATCCATATTAGGAATATCACCTTGATCTACTACTAGCGTCAAGTTGCGATATTCTAACGCACCCATATTACCACGTATGGTTATTACAGAATCAGACGTATTACGAATGGCATCACTTTCAATGAATGGAATACCAACCTCTAAACCTCTGTTTAAAGAAGTAGAAATCCGGCCTGCGTTATGAGCACCATCAATGATACCTATACCGTTAGAGCCAGTCCCTGCGTTGATAGTGATTCCTGAAGGGACAGTCATATTACATCCACAGAAATACATTATATTCTGGTTACCTTCCTGGAAAGGACGTAATAGAGGTTGCTCCCATAAACTCGTTGTTAACGCTAGGCTTGTAGATCCTGTCACTGCTCCAAAGCTTACAGTGGGCTCTTGAGTTACACGAAGGTAATCAATCATATCCCATAGCTCGTTAACAGTCCACGTAGTAGTAGAGGCACCTTGGATAACTACATCAGTTGACATCGCATTATTCGCACGAATCCATGTGTAGCTACCGTTACCATTATTGTAACGAGCTTCAGCTTCCATATATGATAAAGAGGTTAGAGGATTATCATTCAACTGATCGATAGAAGAAGAATGAGCTGTCAGATCTCTACCCCAAATTGTCGCAAATTCACCTTGATCTTCATCAACTAAATTACTCCAACGTGGAGCAGCGTCAACATCTTGAGGAAAGCTCCTACGTATGACAGGGACTTTACCATATTCATGATACCCTATCTCTATCCCAAGAACTCTTGCGCGTTGAGCGTTATCTTGCACACGAACTCCGTCTAAAGCTGTCTCTAATAGAGCTGTTGCGGTTCGAAGATTGACATACTCGACTTGAATACGGGTATCAATACGACCAGACGATGGAGATTGTTTTGTAGTTGCTAAAACAAATTGATCATCGTCTAATGACCCATTAGCAAGAGTCCCGTCTGTAATACCCGATTGGAATTGCGCAGTGGTTTGAGGAACTCCAGTCGAATTAATATAACGAAATGCTGCTCGAGAGTAAATGCCGGTAGACGCCCATAAGTTACCCGCAAAATAGCGAGAAACCGCGTTAGTTTGAACCGCACGTGTTGAGGCCCCGGTACCCGCCCCGATCTGGTGCGTCCGTTGATTACTATGCAAACCGACGAAGTTATATGTCTGTCCTTGGTTAGTATTTGATCTTGTGAGAGATAACGGTCCTAAGAACGTAGTATAAGATCCAGGTACTCCAATCTCCCCCGCTTGAGCGGGTGTCCATGCTAAATCAGACCCAGCAAAGGCTAGGGCCCGATTTCCAAAGGGAGGATTATGTCCTGTAACTGTTACGCTAGATGAACCACCTGCCCAACGGAATCCAATAGATAGATTAGATTGAATACGTACATTAGTATTACTAAAGAAATGAGAACGATCGAACCCATCAATAGTTGCGTAAGTACCATAGCCTGCCTGCAAAATATCAAATGCGCAATCTTCTACAGAGAACTGACAACCTCTAAGGGCAGGCGTTTGATTCGCGTCTGCCACTCCACCGTGGTTCAATACATAGGGTAGATAAACTGGAGTTGCGCGGGTGTAAGCTGAGCTTACATTTACGCAAGCTAAGATGTTACCTGTATCTCCTGCCCGATCAGCAACGACTCCAAAGAAAGCGTTATTAGTTTGATCATCTTGGTAGTTCAATGATACGCGTCCAGTAGCTACAGTCACATCGTTTTGAATACTTGTGATACGACCTAATGAGAGACAACCAGCTCCAAGAGCAAGTTGAGTAACTCCGCCAGCTGATATACCGTTAGCTAAGACTATCTCTATATCTTCCGCATGGAATAAACCGCCTGCATCTCCGTTTGTATTTGCAGTAGATCCAATAACTGCTCGCGTAGTTGTAAGACGACCTGCAGGATCATATACTAAAGAATATCCTGATACAGAAAATTCAGAGCCAGTGTAACCAGTAGCATTTTCAGCATCGAATGGGTGGATACTCATCTTAACGTTACCGCTTCCGACGGCGTCGTTGACTATACCGCGGTTGATAACTTGACGAGTATGTAAGTCTATAAAATACCCTACAGTGCCATCTACTCCAGTGATTGGATGCATGGTCGCGCTGTTAGCAGTTACAGCCTTTACGTAGCCTAGACCTACCATACGAGTAGCTGAGCCAGTCCCTGCATACAAGCCAATAGCTCGAGGAAGGGTTCTGACTCTTTCTAAAAACGCATTAGTAGTAACCGTGTTTGTGGGCGACGGATATCCAGATTCACCAGCCCAGTTCCCACTAAGGGACAGGGTGCCGGTTTCAGACATCGAAGTAAGAGTTGCAGTGAAACTAAATCCGGAGAAGTTGTTATTGCTAAATGCCATTACTTATCTCCTTAACTTGGTATTGTTACTAGATTACCGTTCTCATAACCTGCAACTACAGGTGCTGTAGCTTCGCCAGTTAACTGAACTGCCTGCTGTATAATTACTAACTGCGTACTAGAGATCTTCATAGACACTGTACGTGTGGGCATCGTGGTTGTGGATGCTCCATTCGTAATAGCAACTCCCGCGCTAGCATAAAGCAGTGCTCCTATCGGAGCCTGTTGGATATTCGCAAGCGTTGAAACAACTTGACCACCAGGCGTATCTAATCGAGTAAGTGAGTTAGGGGCGACGGTCGCCAAGTTGGCGGCTGTAACCCCAGCAACCGCGGTTGTACTGTTGTTGATGTAAACGCTACCATCACCAGCATAGATGATCTGACCTGAAGATACAGACTGACCACCTGCGGCAGAACCTGCCAAGAGTGTGGGAAGGTCTGTTACTCTCTGGTACACTGCATTGAATTGCTGATCTGTGCTACCGGTTCCTGTCTGAGCAGAGGTGAATCCGCCAGATGCTTGCGAAGCAAAGTTGGACCGATACCATCCTTGAAGTATTGAAACATATACAACGTCAGATACGTCGATGTCACTCAAAGCTAGTGCGACAGTTTGCGTCTCTGCAAAGTGGACATGGTCTCCACCGTTGCCTACGTCGAGGTTGAATGCAAACTCCCATTGAGTATTGGAAGCAGCGGTGGTAGGCGGCGCATTTCCGACTGAAGAGTCTACCTTACAGCGGTATAGTTTAGTGCCTTGCCTAACCATGTCATTGGCAGTGTACGTTTCCGTACTACTATAATCGCCTCTGAAAACTAAGCCGATCTTGGCTTGTAATACTTGTGTTGCCATAATTAGCTCCTTAAGTCTGTATGCGTCATGATACCAGTTGCTGGATCGTACGCGTAAGTTTCTTCTGCATCATCGTATGTTACAGACAATTGACCCGTGATAGCGTTAAACGTTAACGCGTCTTCGGTTGCAAAGTGTAGGTCCAGTGAACCTGCTACAAGAGATGCAGACGTATAAAACTGAGTAGTTGAAAGGGACCAAGAGTCACTCAGCACGTTGCCACCAGTATCACGGGTGTATATCCGAGATAACTGTTGATCTGCTAAGACACCTCCACGGTAATTCTTCCTAGCTAAGTTACCAGCATTGTCACGAATGAACGATTCAGTTACACGTGTAGCTTCTACATTGTAGATCCGCGTGCTAAGGCTACCATCCGCTAGTCGGACAATACTATCCCGAGAGTCATATCCTTGAATAATCCGACCGCGCCATTGTGCAATCGTGGAGTGGGCACCGATGTCTTTTGCACTCCACTCCTGCTCCGCGGTATCCCATACTAACGCGTATCCGTCCTGTGAGTCGGGTGGATGGTGGACAGCCGCAGTGCGCGTTATTCTTTCAATGTAATAAAGTGCATTAGGAGTTAAGTTCCCTGACAGTCCAGTAAGAGCTACTGCTTCAGTGGCCAGGTTAATGCTTCGAACTGTTGCTGTTACAATATCTGACGAATCCGCTGAGTTTATAAATCTAACTTCATCGTTTTCTACACCGGGAAATCTTGCGACAGGGTAGACATTATTACCTGAGTCAACTAACGTGAAGGATGAAGTGTGAGCATCGACAGCGCGTACTCGATAGGCTCTGTCAATAATAACTGATCTAGACTCGCTAGGGTACTGAGCGGTGTTCCCAGGAGATGTTATCCGCAGTACCTCGTAAATTGTGTCGGCAGCCAGCTGATTAACTGTGATACTCTGTGACACTGTAGCAATTGAATTTCCTTCGTCTACTGCAATCACATCTACGACTACATCATTTCTAGAGCTCTGTCCAGTTGGAATTAACTCGAGGCGATGTCCTACTTCGATTGGGAAGTTGTATCCTTGGCTGACACCGCTGTTGAGAACTGCAGTCAATCCAATAGTGGTACCACTAGCAGCTTCAACGTTAATGCGGGGCCCACCAAAGACTAGAGTCTGGACTTCTGTAAAATTGCTAAATGATACTGTTGCGGCTTGCCCCACGTTAACGTCGCCGATGTCATCGATAGACGTAATCGAGGTTACCCATTCTGTCGGAGCGACATCCGGAGCAGACCCGCGAGTAGAAGAGCTAACAATACATTGGTAGATAACTCTATTGTATGTAACGAGATCACCTAACGCGTATACTGAGTTGCTTCGCCAAGATTCTCCGCCTAGTGCGTGAGGTAACCAAGTGTCTGAGCCTGCGTGCCAAGCGAGTCCTTCACCATCTCTTAAGTCTCCAGGGTTATTTGCAGCAAGTGTAATCTGCTGGATCTGGAAGAAGTCTGTACGAGCAAAGAGTTCAGAAGGTGGAGCCGCTTGCAGTATGTAATATTCCTCTCCACCACCCACGCGGAAACCTGTAACAGTAACCTCTGCCGTGATTTGGACGCCCATGTTATCATTGATAGGTACGCCCGCAGCAGTCGTCTTCGCTAGGATGATTGGGTCCCCATCTGATATCTGGTCTCTGATATCTTGCGGGATTGTGGCGGCGCTTATGACTCGGGTGGTGTTAAACGCAAAGGTTCCTGGAGTTGTGAACTCGGAGTTATCGCTAGTCCGTCTGAAGAACCCTCGCGACTCCGGAGTGCCAACGTTCACATCTGCAATATCGTTAATAGAAGCGATCCCATTATCGCCCACAATTTGCCAATCACGTGAGTTATTCGCTGTGGGTTCTATGTTATCGTTATCGCGAAGAGCGATCCATAGAACATTGTTATGGATTACAATGTCTCCTACGCGATACGCAATAGAGTTCGTGGTTCCTTCCCCGGAGGGCGAACTGCTGTCGCCCTTCCATCGCTGGTCGTTGGCTACAACAGTACGCCCTTGCATATTCAGATCAATCTGCCCTTGGACAAAGGGTACGTTAATTCTTGCCATTAAGTAATCCTCACCGTTAATGTTGAACCAGCTGCTCCAACCCCGCCAATGTTATACACGTAGTAAGTCACGTTCTGTGCTTGAGCATCAGTTGCAGTAACTGTTGTCGGTGCAGGGATAGCACCTGCGCCCATGAAGCTTCCGCCTACGAATAGCTCAAATGTGCTTGTAGCAGAGGTAGTAGCTATCCAGTTGTTTCCGGTGGCGGCGTTCGTAATTCCAACACCACTCGTAGATTGCGATGAAAGATCTCGTACTTCAGTGCCGGCTGTGACGCCTGCCCCTGTTGTAGGTAGAACACCAGAACCGTAGAACGCACCAGGCGTATACACTTCTAGTGTAGCTGAGCGTGTGTTCCCGGCCAATGGGGTTGTGATACCTGTCCGTGACTCAGCCACTGTCGTAGTGATTGTATTACTTCCTGCTGTGAAAGAAGCGTACGGAATAGAGATAGCGTTCCGCGTAATCGTCGGATTCGCCTGACTAGTTGACAGCGTTGGAATCGACGTTGGGATGTTTACATACGAGAATGAACCACTCCAGCTACCAGTTGTGAAACGTGATACGCTTGAAGTTGGACTGAAGAACGTGAACCGGCGGTTATCAGTTACCCGGAAGACAGCGTTGCTGGTTCCGCGGCTTGGTGTCGCCTGATCGTCAAACACGGTCACTGTTGCGACATTCGTAGTGGTGGCCGCGTTTGTTCCGCTAGTGGCCGTTGACGAAGGAACAGTTAAAACATTAGCACTAAAAGATCCCGTGTCTGTTGTGTACGTGTAGTTCCCGTTGCCGCCTACCGCATTGAATGTATACGTCAAGTTAGCAGGTAGGGTATCACCGATATTGAAACTAGCAGTTTGCTGGGCCAGTGTAATAGGTACGAAACTGAAGATGTCGCTGCGGACGTAATACTGTCTGTTATCCACAGTGATACGCAAACGCTGATCACCGGTATCCTGTGCACTTGCAGGAGGCTCTGCTGCTTCAATCTCTGGCCCACCGCCTAGTAAGTAGTCTGTCCCATCAATAGTAAGAGACGTAAGCTCTGTAGCCGTATCTGCAACTGTAGGGTTAGCTGCGATGATAGATCCAGTGTCTTCACTGATCTCTGTCCAACTAGTTCCGCCTGTCGCTCCAGGTTCGTTATTGTCATTATCATCCGATGCTGAGATCCACCAACGGTCATTGTGAACAACGACGTCACCTGTTTGGTATTGGATAGATCCGCCAGTGGCATTTGTGCCTTTCCAGCGATGGTCATTAGCGATGACCGTGCGTCCTTGCATATCTAAGTCGATTTGTCCCTGGACAAAGGGTACATTAATTCTAGCCATTATCTAAGCCTCGCTCTTAATACTGTACCGGCAGCGCCTACGCCGCCAAGGTTATAAATGAAATAAGTCACATCTGCTCCTTTTGAATCAGACGCTGTGATCTGAGTTGGAGCGGGAATACCACTAACAGGATGCCAACCACCTGCTACAAACAGATCAAATGTAGATGTACTACTCAAGGTAGCAACCCAGTTACTTCCGGATGCTGCGTTAGTGAAATCGAACTCTGTCTGAGACACACCTGAGAGTGACTGGTTAGGAGACGATGTGAGAGTACTAGCTACTGTTGGTACACTGCCTGAATCCCATATCAACGCGGGGTTCTGGACAGTGAATGATAACTGTTTATCACCTTGTGCTGTGGTTAAAGCCGTCAAAGCTGCACGTGAATCCGCAAGCCTAACTTGAATACTATTACTTCCTAATGCAAAAGATCCATAAGGAATACTCACAATGATCTCACCTTGAGCGTTAACTACGGACGTGAATCCTCCTAACGAACTGCGCTGGGTAAGTATTGGACCTGGTAGGTTAGTAAGCGCAATCGTACCAGTCCACGTTCCAGTTGCGAATCGAGAGATCGCAGCGGTTGAAGGACCTACGAAAGTATAGCTACGATTATCTGTCACACTGATATTAGCACGTGCTGTTGCGGTAGCTGCAGGCGTTTCACCATCTGTTACTCGTACTGTCGCTAAGGTGCTAAGAGTGTCCGCCTGGTTAGTTCCGTTAGGTACGGCTGAGGACGGGATAGAAACTACGTTGCCTGCTACTGTACCTGCTGTCGAAGTATACGTATACGAACGATCTCCGCCCATCGCGTTGAATGTGAACTGAAGGTTAGCAGGTAGTGTATCACCGATATTAAACGGCAAAGTTACGTCAGCTAGATCTAAAGCAGCTAGCGCATAGCTATTGCTATCGATGTAGTAAGTGATCCCATCAATTTCTGTGGACAGCACATTAGGGGTAGCAGAGTGAGTAGAACTCGTAGGTACGTTAGTCGCTACCGAAAGGCCAGGTCCACCTGCACTTGGAATGTGGAACACATCTGTGCTTGTATCTGTATACGTAACAGTTAATGTTACTGATTCACCTGGTTCTGGACGGTCTGGAGTCGAGGTAATAGAAGCGATACCGCGACCATCGTCGCCAGCAGATCCTGAAGATCCCGTAGGAATCTCGAATGTAGATGTTGTGTTGTCTGAATACGTGATAGTAGCTGTGGAGGTTTGCCCTACCGTCGGAGCAGGTGCGCTGATGCCCGTGATGCCACGACCGTTTGCACCATCAGTACCGTCAGTACCGTCGCGTACTGTGAACGTATCTGCAGTAGAGCCATCTGTGTAAGCTACGTGTACTTCGTTTCCTACGCGCGTAACAGATTGGATTCCACGGCCGGCTGCCCCATCAGCGCCATCAGCACCAGCAGCACCGTCAGTGCCATCAGTACCGTCAGTACCATCCATTATAGGAAAGCGATCAGGTGTTCCTGTGGTATACGAGATGACTACTTCATTCCCTGTCCGGGTAATTCCTGTAATACCTCGACCATCGGTGCCGTCGGTACCATCTGTTCCATCTACGAAAGGTAAGCGATCTGGGTTACCAGTGGTATACGTGATAACCGCTTCGTTACCTACTCGTGAAATAGACATCACACCGCGACCATCAGTACCATCAGCACCATCAGTACCATGTGTACCGTCGACGCCATCACGAATAACAAACGTATCAGGATTACCAGAAGTGTAACTTATAACTACTTGGTCACCAACACGTTGAATGCCAGTAATACCGCGACCATCAGTACCGTCTCGACCGGAAGCACCGTTTAAGCCGTCGACGCCATCCTTGATAGGGAAGCGGTCAAGATTACCGGTTGAGTATGTAACTACGACTTCGTTACCAACACGAGTGATCTCAGTGATGTTACGACCGTCTGTGCCGTCAGTACCGTCGGTACCATCAAGGATTTGAAAGCGTCCCTCTGTTTGGTCAGAAAACGTAATAACGACTTCATTCCCAACTCGGTTAATACCTGCGATTCCACGTCCGTCAGCGCCAGCTACACCGGCTGCTCCGTTAGTTCCGTTAGTACCTGGATCCCCTTGAGGGCCTTGAATACCTTGAGGGCCTTGAGCACCTTGAGGACCTTGTGGGCCAGTTGCGCCTGCAGCACCAGTTGGCCCAGTAGGGCCAGCGGTTCCTGATGTGCCGTCTGCTGACTCGCCACCAAAGAATCCACCTCTTGATCTTTCAACCATTAGATTAACCCCCTTCCGTTAAAGTTCATTTGGATATTGCCACCGCTTGCGCGTAACATCGCATCCTCTTTATTAAGTTCAGTGATCTCTTCAAAGAACAGTGCACGATACTTCTCAACCTGATCCTCTTCTTGTAGATACGCAAACGCTTCAGAAAGCGCACCGAATAGTAGGATACGTTCGTTCTCGTCCCGTAACCAGTGAGGAGCCTCTGCTCCTACAGTCGTTGCAGGTAGATCACTAAATTGTTGAGCTGTGTAATTAGCATCCGCTGGGATTACAACCCCGGCTGCTGTCCTTAGTCGACCGGCTCTGTAGTTCTCAAGGGTTACCTCGTATACTCCATTCAAAGCAGGAAGACGTCTATAATAATATAATTCAATTGTTGAAGTAGTTTCTAATCCGAACCCGCCTAGTAAGATGCAATCCCGCTCACGAGTCCAGAATGAATAATCATTACGGATTTCGGAGTAGGTATCTCTAAACGTACGGATGTCTGTCTTCTCATTGAATACTCGACTACGACCATTACCATTATCAGGGATCTCCCGAATCTGAATGAATTCGTTTAGATCTCCTGGGATAGCGAACGAGAAGACAGGACAAGCTGCGTTCTCTTCTGAATCCCTGGTAAGGGATGCAGGTCTATATGTCTGTTCTAGTGGAGGCACACGCAACGTGCGGTATGCCTTATCGGCAGCCCAGCGTAGACAGTCTTGGATGACTGTGTCGGGTAGAGCTGTCGTGTCTCGGTTTGCCCAATCACGGACCCGAGTTACTGTATCAGCGTAGGTAGTTGACATGTGCCTCTCCTAAAATTATGCTTTATTAACTACTAAATGAGGATACTCCATCATTACAATAGCTTTGAATTTCTTCATCGTCCAACGGCAAGAGCTGTGCTCGGGATTGTGAATATCGATCCCGTGTTTTTGCATTACTTCGATTGCCACGATGTCAGGAATAGTAGCGAACTTCTTGTGATTGTGAGCAGTCGCTTTAGTTCCTAATTCCCGGTCTATCTTTGCTTGTTCAATAAAAGGTTTCTCATCTTGTTCGATCTGCCAAATGCTTTCGCCGACTGAACCTTCATATTGCATACCACCACGGAGAGACCCACCAGTCCCTCCATGAACATTCTTCCATACTGCCATGTCCTCTTCTCCCAGTATTATTGTGTGATACGTACGAAACGCCCTGACTTGCCGATGTAGCCTAGTTCAGGTGAGTCGATTGAAACTACGTTAGCAGATGTACCTGCCCCAGCGCCGGTAGAACCACCGAAGTGGAATACAGCGTTAGCGATTTCGTAGTGTACGTTTGTTTGTGACTGAGTCCATGTACAACGATCAGCCGGGAAAATATAAGTTGTGCCCGCAGTATAAGGGCCTACTGTTGCAGCTGCGCTGCCTTCAATTACCATCATAATTCTTACCTCCTAAAGAATTAAAAAAGGGAGAGAGTTTCCTCCCTCCCTTGTAGAACTTAGCTCAAGTTGTAGATAGCACCACAACCGATTGGGTTCTTAACTTCCATTGTGCACTCTTCAACCATCATGCCGATTGTTGAGTCACCACGCTGTCCTACGTCTACTTCTTGTAGAGGACGTAGAGTAGCAATAGAGAACCACATTGGGTCATATACCATCGCCATTGAGTCAGCGGCATTGTTTGCACCACTTGCGTTTGCTGCGCCAGTAACGACGTCATAGTCTAGACCCATGATGTAGTTAGGAACAACCATTAGATCGCCGAAGTCAGACATGTAGATGTCGACTGACTGACGTAGTTTACCGTCCATGTCGATGTTACGACGAACACCGGAATCAGTAACCATTAGGTCAGAGAAGTCACGACGTAGTTTTGGAGACAACATGATCTTTGATGCCTTACCACCTTCTTGGTAGATGCGCTGCATTACCAAATCGATGTCTGATAGAGACAATGCAACCTTACCTGCGTCAACTGGCTTGTATGCGTTTACGCCTGTGCCAACTGTTGTTGCAGAGGGAGCGATTGCTGCACCTAACGCTGTACCAGTTTGTGAGCCTGAGAACGCTGCGCCGTTTGCAATTACGGTACCTGCAGCTGATGCGCCGCTGAATACGCCTGATGCGTCGTTGATCCATGAAGAGAATCCACCCATGCGACGAGCGCCTGTAGATGAAGCAACTTGCTGCTTGTGGATTACATCATGCTCTAGGTCACGACGTAGTTCTGTACCACGCTTCTTCAACTGGTATGCATATTCGTCTGCAACGCCAGCTTGATCGATCGCACGGCGTGTGCCTGAGATAGCGATTGACTTACCGTTGATCTGAGTGTAGTTACCCAAGCGTGAACGGAAAGGGCCAACAACATTGAAGTCGTCACCAGCTGAGTTAGTTGCGCCTGTTGATCCACCAGCTAGAGAAGCTGTTGAGCCTGGTAGGACATAGTCCAAACCTTCTGATAGAACAGAATCGCCTGGTGCATGCAATGAGTCTGTCTGCCACTCGTGGTAGATAGCTGTTGCTTTTGTTTTGCCGATTGATGACAAGAATGGAGTCTCGTCACGTGTAAGCATTGAGATAAAGTTTGCTAGGTCTTCACGCTGTGAAACGTCGTTACCGTTGCGACCTGATGTTACGTCACCTTGCGCGCGTCCTGTTGCGACGCCGCGGCCTGCTACTACTGCCATAGTAATACTCCTGGGGGTTTACCCCTTATTGTTATATATTTGATAGAGATTTAGAAGCATAGTCACGGAGGAAAGCCATCTGATCTTCTTGAGATGCGTCTTCTTTAAAGGCGCGGGCCTTACGCATCTTCTCAGCATCAGTTGTTTTCTTCTGTTTACTTGGAGCCTTCTTTGCCGGGATTGCTTTCTTGGCGGGGACTGCTTTACGCTTTGCCGCACCTTTGTTAACACCCTGCTTTAAGCGGCGATAATCATCGATGAATTTAACGATGGTAGGATCTACTACTGAATCGAGTAGTCCTTCCGCGATTCCCTCTTCTAGTGCGAACTCACGAATCTGTGTCGCGACTTCATCACTGAAATCAGGGATCATCTCTGGAATTGCCTCTTGGAAATGTGCTAGTTGTTGTTCAAGTTGTTGTTGCTCGTAAGCCTGTTTCTGCTCGCCTACTTTTTGGATAAGCTGATCTTTATTCTGCTTAGCCTTCCAGTAGTTTTGCTTCGCATCTTCCAACTGCTCTCGAAGTTCGGGGAGTTCATATGTATCTCCGTTCTCCTTGGCTTCAGCAATCTTTTGATTGATTGCGTGGTAATGCTTAGCGTGAGCATTCTCATTGGCAGACAGCATCTGGACATTTGCCGCAGCAATGCTTTCAACTTCTTTCAACTTAGCTTCACGTTCCTCGTCCAAAGCCTTCTGTGCTTCTCCGAGTTCACGACCCTTTTTAGAAAGATGAGCGTCAGTTTGATAACCTTTCAGTAGGTCACCAAAGGATACTTCCATTTCTTCTCCGTCAATCTTGACAGAGACCTTAGCATCCAAGTCTAAGTCTTCCGCAGTGTACACTTCAGGTTCTTGGGTAGGGGCTTCTGCGCCATCCTCACCTTCAGCTTCTTCTCCTTCTTCCTCATACTCTTCTTCTTCATCCAGCTCAGATTCAGTTGCTTCTGGGTCTTCTTCTTCTACAACTTCCTCTGGGTCCTCGACAATCTCCTCCTCATTGGGTAGCGGTATGCCAACTTCATCCATGATAGGAGAGTTAGCCATTACGGCATCCAGGAGTTCTTGTTCCGATGGACCAGCGTTCGATACCATGTCATCCATTGCGGGTAGAGTGTTATCATCTGCCATGTGTTAGTTATCCTTCTTGTTTAGCCGGCTTGGGGCCAGGCTTAGATTTTAGCTTCGCTTCGTAACGTTCTTTCAGTTCGTATAGCGAATGTAAATGCTGTGAGTTTAGTTTTGCTTTTCCTGCTGAGCGCATAGCATCAAACTCAAGTAACGAAATCATCTCATTGATATTTGACAAGAGTGTTTCGTAATTAATCTCGCGATTCATTGTCCTCTCCCATATGTGGAATGTTACGGCCGTACATCTCGTAGCCGATCAACTTCTGCTTAACGTCGCCTAGAGCCAAGGCGCTGTTATAAATAAACTCACGAGTCTTATTCTCATGAGGCTCTGTTTTCAACCAGTTGACAAAGTATTCAACTAGTAATTCTCCGTATGCATCCTCGAAGAACTCCTCCCGTTCACGGGAAGAGAAGGAGGCCTTAACTAAAGCCTCCTTAGCTTGTTGGTCAGGATGCATACCTTTCAGCTTCTTCTCAGCAGCCTTCCGGTATGAGTATACAAAGCGTCCTGCTGTATCAAGACGGTTTGCGGGTACGCCTGCTGGAACGTCTTCTGTAATATCACCTGCGATGCCTGTGTGGCGTGCGGAGACGGTAGGTGTAAGAGTACCTGCGACCCCAGGGCGATATGTGAAGCCAGTGCCACCGTGTAGGACGAATGAGAAATCGTCGCCACCAGCTGCGCTGTGCTCAATAGAAACGTTCACTGTTGCCTTTGATGAATTATGAAAGACAACAACTGCGCTTGCAGTGACAGTCATTTAAATCGATGTTAGCCATTTAGACCTCCATTGGGTTGTTGTGGTTGAGGCTGTGCCTCTTGTTTAGGTTCGAGGATGGATTTCGCCATCATCAGGATCTGATTAAAGTCCGGACGTGGTGGAATCTCCGCTCCCTCTTTCACAGCCTTAATACCTAAATCTGCCCACTCTTGGAAGTGTTTATCAATAGATACGGCTAATTGTTTGGCGTTATCATCCGCTGTATTCTTCGTCTGAGCGCCGGTAAACATGACGTTAGCTTCTGCTAGTGCAGCATCAGCTTCCATCTTGCGATCTTCAAGAGCCTTAGACTTCTGAGCTTCTTGAGTCTGTTGCTCAATAGCTTTAGCTGCCCGCTCTTTGAATTCGTCTGTAGTGTAATCTTCTAAGAAGTCATTACTATCTAGACCCATAGCTTCAATCAGCTTAGTCGCAAGGACAGCTGGCGCTTCTGGTTTAATAGTCATGCCTGCACCTTGCTCATTGAGAGCTGGGAGAATCTGTGATCCGACTTGTCCAAATTTCTGGATTAAGTTCGCATTAGAGTTTTCACCAAGGTCCAAGAAAACTTCGCATTCCATATCCCGCGGGAGATCTTGCACGTTCACGTTTCGGAAGGTAGAACCATCCAGCATCTTAACGTTGCCTTGCATGCGAACACGCATCACCGAATAGACACCGTTGATAAGACGTTTAAGTCCAGTCTCTGAGAATCGACGGGCGATGTGTTGAATACGTTTTTGAGAAGCACTTTGAACTGATTGCAGTTTAGCTTCAGAGTTGCCTGATACATACAATTCGTCATTCAAACCCTGAGCCGCTTTACTCATACCTGTTGCCTGCTCTTTAATCGTCTGTAGATGTTCAAGTAGAGGAACAGTACCAGAACTAATTGTCTCTGGTGGTAGAGGCGCAACAGCTGCAGCTGGATTACCATTAGTAGGAATGATCTGCTTTGGCTTCATGTTTTGAAGAGCAGAGAAATCTACAACGTTCGGATCCGCTAGCTTAGGAGAGTAGTTTGTAAGGTAAGTGTTTTCGACAAATCCGCGTAATATCGCTGTCGATGCAAGTGTGGAACTGCGTGTGAAGTCTGCCATTGATAGTCCGTAGAATTCGAACGGAATGTCAATTGGTGATAGAGATGCAAGAGGGATTTCATCTACATCTTCCTCCCATAGAATGTGAGTACCTGCAATAATGAAGTGTTTTAGTTCTGCAATGCCGTCACCGTCGCGGTCGACATGGATCCAGCATTCTGTTACTGTCACTTCACGGTTTGCTTCAAGAGGGAATAGATCTTGAGAGACAGAGCCCTGCCAATATTCCTGACCTGTTACAAGCTTACGTGCAGCGATATCTTCAGAGTAACGAGAGTTACCTAGCCACTGTTCATCGTTGCCAAGCTCGTCCCAGTCATCGATATTGTCTGCTACTTCAGGCCACTGCTTACGGATCTCAGAACGAGTCATGTCAGTTTGGACACCAACAAAAACTGCTTCATCAATTGCCATAGCATCGCGGCTAATACGGAAGTTTTCTGGGGGAACGTTAGTGATCTTCACGCGTGAGCGATCTGTCTTCCGACGTAAGCGCACATTGACGTAGACAAGACGAGTATCGCCGCCGTTACCTAAAGCATCGAGACCTACAGTTTCGTTTTCAAACTCTAGTTCTCCGACGATCTCTGTATTCTCGTCTGCCAAAAGCATATCGAGTTTCTCTTCATCGATGCGGTCGTATTCTTCAATACGGTAATCGCAGTCTTCAATCCAGTCCCAACGGACGATTCCGTTTTTCCAAAGGAGAGCTGATTTCATCCAAGTTTGGATTAGCTCCCATCCTTTGTTCTGTTTGAAGATAGCGTAGTTGGTAACCATAGAAGCATCGCGTGCTTGCTTGTAGGATAGTGGACTATCGTCCATAGGTACAAACCGAGCTAGCTTACCGTCATTCAAGAATAGATCTGACAAGACGGCAATATACGCTTCGATAACTTCTGTGGTAGAAGTATCAACAATCGTCGATACCCCTTGAGGTGCTAGATGGAATTCTGGAACACCTGCGTATTCATATGTAGAGCGCAGTCTCTCACGAGTAAGATCAGATGAGTTTAGCCAATCACCTACTGAGTTCTGAACTCCAGCTTCGATTAGATTAACTAACTGCTCGTCTGTTACTTTCTCTTTATAACCGCCCGCCTGCGTTGGTTGGGTAGGTCCGTTAAAAACTGCCATTACTTCCAGCCACTCTTAGTAGGGATTTTCTTTCCTGAACTAAGGTTAGCATAGTCGTAGTCCTTAGAACCCGCTAGTGTGCGTGGTTCTTCTTTAGGCGCTTTCTCTTCTTTCTGTGGCTGAACAGCCTGCTCTGAATAACGCATGATGGTCTCCATCTCTATCTATCAATCTTTATAAGGTTTGTCTGAAACCGTAATGCTTCCTGATGAAGCTTCGCTAAACCGGATCTTCTTCCGGATTAAGCAGTTACCAAATCCTGTGATCTGGTCGATATATTGTTGTCCCATTGGATGGCGCTGATAATGAGCTGCCAAGTTCCAATTAGAAGGAGCGCGTCCGCGAAGGACTAGCGCTAAGTCATCTACTGAATCGAATGAGACATCGAAGTCTTCATGCGAATAGATGCGAACGCCGTGTTCAATCTTTGCGATGTACTCACAGTCTTGTTCAAAGTTACTTTTTGAAACTACGCTTGTGATGTTAGCAATAGTCTGTGGAGCAACGTCTGCTTCAACAGTTACTTCTTTCGTAACTGAAGACTCACCACCCCAAGACTTGTTGTAAGACGCTTCAATCTTAGATGTGATCTCAGCTTCTGCTTTAACGGGAGATGCGTCGCCTGTTCCAATTAGAACACGCAGTTCATTCGCAACCGCTACACCTGCAGATTGTTCAAACGTCTTAGTCTTTGTTTCAGAGTAGGAGTACGTACGCTTCAGTGTTGTCTTTTCAGATTTATTAACAATCTTTCCTGAATCTGCATCTTTGACTTCTTCGTTAAGTAGTACAGGATCAGATAGCTTTTCGTGGATGATATCCTTCGGTCCAACACCTGTGAACTCCATCCAAGCATACTGGTTGTAATGGAACTTAACGCTGTCGGTTCCTGTAATTTCCATACGTAAGTTATGTGGATGGTTGTACGAAGCCCAGTCATTCTTAGGCTTATCCCATGCAAGTCGCTTACGGCCTTTTGGCTGATGCTTTGCGACGTGGGCTGCGATATACTTTGCGCGAAGATGCAAAGAGTTTAGCAAGTCGTCATTCATAATTTGATCCTCTATCCTCGGTATTAGATAAAATTGCCGGCTTCCCACAGCTGGCCGGCGCAGCTTGAGGACAATGTGGAATTCATATACTTTATAGTATCTCTATAAGGGACGGATACTTTTAATTATAGCCAATTGGTGTTGTCAGGCTTCCAATCCCCTACTTTTTCCCGCCAGGATACGTTACGAGTATTCAATCGATCCCAATGGGTACGCAAAACTTCCGCGCATATAGCCAATGAGATCACTGTATCGTCGTAACACCCGGGAGCCGCTTCCGTTTTCCCGCTCTCGGTAGAAATATAGTCCTTTAATTCTTGAATTACGGTAGGATCGGGCACCATTATGTCCTCATTGTCGATAAGATTCTTTAAATTACCGATAATTGCGGGTTTGGTGGCGGATGTTGTCCTAAATCCTAGCCGTTCACCCTCTTCGTTGGAGACATTAGCCACTTTTGTCTGCTTATAAAGGTTGACATAGCCCATATGCTCCAGCTTTTGGAGTGTTGCAATTCCCATAGAGTTAGATTCTACCGCCATGAAGGCGTTATTGTAGTATCTTCCTAAGTAAAAGAGCAATTCTCCCCAATATGAAGGGTCAATTCGGTTATTCCGATAGACTGCTTGGACTTCATACTTGTTATTCATGACGACAGCAGAGCTATAGTCTTGTCCTACGCCTAGTGAAACGTCCGCTCCAATGATATAAGGCTCTTCCCACTGTGGATACCCATATACCTTTAGGTTACCTTCGCGGTGATCATTGAACATTTTGCTTGATGGATCCCACTCTGCACGCTTAACATGAGGCTTCGGCACCAATGCATCTAGCTTTTCGACGTTAAATACGTTCGAGCCCGAGACAATAAAGGCTTCGTCTGCTGTGGCTGGGTATTCTTGTTGGAATTTGAGCTTGCCACCTTCAGCAATTTTAAGTCTGCGCCAGTATAACTGGTCGTTATCCAGACCATGTTTCTCTTGGAGTGCTTCCTCTTCAAGGTCGAGTTCCATGTTGCTAGGCGCTTCTCTTCGATATTCAGGTGTGATGAACCAAGGTAAGAAGACAGGTAAGTATTCGTTCTCTCCTGCGACTGCACCTTTCCAAAGTCGATAGAATTCCCCTTGAGCCCCGTTAGCTGTGCTCTCAAGAATGACTTCCGTGCCTGCAGCCTGAGATATACCCTGAAACAAACCCGCGAGAATCTTCTCGTCATGTTGCCAGAAAGCAACCTCTGAAAGGTGGGCGATGGTTGGTGTAGTTCCCCGGCCAGCTTCAGGAGACCCTGCCGTATAAAGACGATAAGACCCAATAGCTTCCTTATCAGCGTAAGCTGGACTCTTAAGTTTAATCTCTTTAGCATTTGATGTAATTTCCTCTGGACGTAATTCCTCTTTCATATTCTTAATGAGGTTCTTACTCATTGTGAAAAGAGCATCCGAAGTTGCACTATCGTGGGCTAGAACCACTGAGCGCGTGTGCTGCTGGAAGTAGGTCTTCCAAAACACTCGTCCTGCGCAGTATGTAGAAATGCCCTGCTGTCGGGCTTTAAGAATGATTGCTCTTACTCGACCTGTCTCTCTTTGTTGTTCGGCCAATGCTTCCGTAATACGGCGCTGGCATTCATTAAAAGAGAAGGGAATAAAACCTTGAGCGGCATCCTTAGTAATGATTCGTACTTGTTCCTCAGCGAATGAAGTAAAGTCTGCGTCGTAAGCTTTAAGCTTATCCCGCTTTTCCTTTTCGGCGAGGAGTTTTAATAACTCTTCTTTGTTTTCCATGTTGTCCTCTATAGAAAAAGAAAGGGAGCCGAAGCTCCCTCTCCCGATTAGTCGTGATCGCAATCAACTGTGAAGTCGACTGAGTTAGCTGTAATGAACTTAGTCTCATTCAGCTTCGCCATTAGGCTAGCAAGTTTGCTTTCTAGACAAGCAATCTTACCTTCTGCGGTACGTAGACGTGCGTCTCCATTGAAGTCGTCGCCTGCTGGACCTTGTGGACCCATTGCGCCTGCAACACCCGCTGGACCTTGTGGACCCATTGCGCCTGCTTCGCCTTGTACGCCTGCAACACCTGCTGGACCTTGTGGACCTGCTGGACCTGCAACTCCATCAGCGCCTGCTGGACCTGCGACGCCATCAGCGCCTGCGGGACCTTGCGCGCCTGCGACACCTGCCGGACCTTGTGGGCCAACTGCACCTGCAGGACCTACAGCGCCAGCAACACCACGAGCACCAGTCTCACCGGTTGCGCCCGCTGGACCTTGTGGACCTGCTGGGCCTGCGACACCAGCGGGACCTTGTGCTCCGTCTGCGCCTGCAGCACCAGCGGGACCTTGCGCTCCGTCTGCACCTGCAGCACCAGCGACACCAGCCGCGCCTGCAACACCAGCTGCACCCGCTGGACCTTGTGGACCTGGCGTTAGAGAGATGTTGTCGAGGCGAGAGTTCATGCTTGACATAGCTGCGTTATGATCAGCTTCGTTTACATAACGGCGGTCTGTTTGAGCTTTAGTGTAGTATAGCTCTTCGTGGTCGTGGCCTTCAAGAGAAGATACACGACGATCTAAGTCGTCAATCTCTTGAGAGTTACCAGACGCAACAGCATCTGCAGTTTGCAGGTTTGCTGAGACAGTAGTAGTGATTGTCAATGAAGGATCTGAATCAAATCCACCATACTCGACAATGTAGCCTACGATAAGAGCAGCAGCACGGGAATCAGGATAGTCATTCCAACGACCATTGGGGTGGAACATTAGGAAATGTTCATCGCCCATTGCGTTGTCAGGTTGGTTTGTGTCCCAGTCGCAATAGTTACTAGATACACCTGAACCACCAAGACCACCATTCCAGAATGGCATTCCGTTGCCTGCGCCTTCAGGACCAGTTACCCATTTCCAGTTGCCTTCTGATCCTGAGTCAGTTCTCTTCTTCAGTAGTGATAACCGCTAGGTAACCAGGTAGGCCATAGAAGCTACGAGCTTCAGCCGCTGCGCGAGCTTCTGTCCAGGAAATTCCTGGCTGGTTGATAAACTCGTAGTAGCGAGGGCTTCCACCAACTTCTAGAGCTAGCTTCTCACCCAAGACAAACTTAACTTGCTTTGAGCCTGAAGAGATAGCAGTAGTAGTGAACTTAACGTTACGAGCTAGGTTCTGCCAGAAAGGAGCGTCATGAGTACCAGTTGCGACGCCTGCCGCAAGTACCAGTTTCAAAACGCCTGTGGTTGCATCCCACGACTTAACAACAGTAGAAGGTATAAGAGACGCGTCAACGTCTAGAGTATCACCCGCGACGAATCCACCATGCATAAATACATGAAGACCATCTAGAGTGTGATCGTTAGTAGTACGAGTAACCGTAATGTTAGGATCAACTACGATCGCCGAATCTGAGCCAATAACAGCGTCAAATGACGAACGGGAAGACCGAATGATAGGTGCTGACATATAATAATTCTCCGTCAGTTAAGGTTTCAACTGTTGTCCTCTATAAGGGTTGGTCTTGTCCTACAGCTTCTTTTAAAATAACATTCGCAACTTGGACTGCATTGCTGGCTGTTAGACTATTAACAGTAGCGATAATCCCTGCGAGAGTAGATGCTCCAAAAGAAGTAGCAGCTGATCCATCTCCAGCGTAAGCCCAAGGCATACATATTGTTCTATCAGCGTGCGCTTGCGAAGAGACAGCACTACCGAATTCCCAGCCAGTCACAAGAAGCACTTGATCTAAGACTCCACTATTCTGTAGCACGTTGATAGCATCATTATGTGTAGTCACAGTATCTTTACCGTAATCACCTAATGCCCAAACTAACAAAGTAGTAGGATGATTCTTAAGACGATCAGCATAATACGCGGCAGTCGTAGTATCGAAGCCATGAGAGCAAGAGATTACATCCCAGGCTTTTGAAACCTTAGCACTATCGTATTGTGTAAGATCATGAGCTTCTTCAACAACGTAAGACGTACCATTAGGCTTTGTTATTGTACGAGGCCCTGTGTAGCTTACAGGAGCACCAGTGGAACTTCCATAATAAGTATCTCCTACTTGAAGTACCCCTAATGTTCCATTATCGTGATTACCAAAAGCATTCCTGTACATACGCTGACCGTGATCAAGTGGTGGAGTGCTATGGGTATTTAACGCATAATCAAAGAAGTTATGAACCGTAAAATACTGAGAATCGTAATGAGACCGTGGAGCCCAAGTAAGAGGAGGATACATAGCAGCTTGAGCTTGCAACCATTCAGGATTCTCTTGTTCCCAAATGCTATCTGCTCCAGCCATATCAACATAGAGAGAAGTTGTGTTGTTCTGACTAGTAGTAGACTTAGCAATTAGCTTAATCAGACAATTCTCCAGTCCAACCCATAGGGATTTATTATTATCAAACTGATCACCTACGTATTCCCATCTAACGGGATTACGATCGCTATCGCGTACAACGTACTGACCTAGGTTACTCCATAAACGAGGTGAACGATAGATCTGATCGTAAGTTAAAGTAGTATTCATATATAAATTCTCCTATATATTATTTCTCTATAAGGGCCGGATGTAGGGAGGATTTGGCGGGCCCCTTGGTTGGTTCAGGGAGGATGGCAGGAGAGAGGTTCAGAGTGGAGCCCTGAGGAGCCTGGGAGTATGGTTTAAGTAAGGTATTATTATGGGTACCTCATAGTAATCCATGGCCCCCTCAACGTCCTCTGCGGATCTCTGGCGGGTGGTGGTGGTGGGTAGGGGCTTGGGAGGACTGGGGAGGACCGTGGGGCTATGTCCTCCTCGCTACTAATTGTCTATCCTTAGAGATATCTATACGCTCTCATCTACTAATAGAATGTAATGGTATTGGTATGCCTATTGTATCCGTCCCTTATAGGGAGAGCTGGTTGGGGATCTATACTTACCTATACTATCTATACTTACCTATAAGACCTACACTATACTATCTATAAGACAATACATATCTATGGGTCTATGTATATCTATGCTAGTCCTATGTGAGATCTATGTGGGATCTATGTGCTACTGTATAGGCCGCTCTTGCGAGCGTCCTCTTTAAGGATAACCTATAGAGAAAGGATAGATCAATGAAGATCGTATGGGTTGGTAATAAGAGACAGATAGCTAATGATAAGCACTTCGGTGGTAAGCTATCAGCACAAGAGATGGATCTATTGATCCTTAAAGTAATCAAGAATGCTACACACACAGGTAAATCAGATAGAGCCAATGCAGGTCATGAGCCAGCTATGATTCTATGGGGTGACTATGCGGGTGTTAAGTTCTCAATCGTTATGGATGCAGTTAAGTTGAAGAAGAATGTGGTAGAGATTGTCTCATTCTATGATGTCCATAATGCAGATCATAAAGCGAAGCGCTTTGGTATGAAGGAAGTAAAGTAATGACTATCTCCATCTTCAAGCAATACACTATGCAAGATGATATCTATGAAGTACTACACTTCAACGTAACAGATCATCATAAGCAGAAAGAAATCATTAATGGCTGGCGCGATGCCGGTTATGTAGTGCAGATCATAAGGATATGACATGGAATGGTTAATGGAAATGGTATTAGTGTCAATCATCTTCTGGTGGGCACAACTAGAACAGTTTAATGAATACATCATCCATACAATGCAGGTAGGAATGTAATAATGTATCACTTCAAAGACATCACTAAGAAAGATCTAGCAATCATCTTCATTATGTATGCTGTGGTCTTCATCACTACATGGGTAGCAATCGATATCCATTACACATCAATACTCACAACCATTAAAGGATAGAACAATGGGTGATAAACTAATCGAACTAATGGACATCATTGACCAAGAATGCCGTGAAGAAGGATACTATCCTGATCTGGTAGAACTTACAGAAATGGCTATGAATGATCCAAGATTGAATAACTAAGTCGAAACAGTCCTCACGGGCTGTCTATGTATGAGTGGCTCTCTGCATACTGATGAGACAAGCCGATACAAAGGATATCAAAATGATTAAACATATCGTAACAGCAGCAATCGTAACAGTAGCAATGACATCATCTGCATCTGCTTGTTCATTCTTCACTAAATTGGCCTATGCTGGTCACTGCACTGAAGAAGCATGGGTCGCTGATAAGAAAGCATCAGTTGCTGACTCAGGCAAACCAGTAGTCATCGATAATAACAATGTGTGGGTCAACGTAGATGGTGTTGTCACACGCATCGAAAAGAATGAACTACAAGGTAAATCAGATGTTAAAGCATACATCATCGAACGTGTTGGTGAAGAACTAGCAGGTCAGATCGAAAATCAAGTAAATGCAGACGTTGTTGAAGACGCTGTTCTTGAATATGGTTCAGGATCTGCTCTTGAAGCAGCTATTGCTGATGCAACTGCCAATGGTGGTGTATTAGATGCTGAAACTATCGCTCAGTTGGAAGCAATTGATGAAGTAGAACGTCTATACCAAGAAGAAGTAGCCAATGGCACACTTGGTCAAGAATTCTGTGCTTCAGATGATTGTGGTAATGGTCTATCACATGGTGATGCGATTCCATCTGAATAATAACAATAACCTCGCCCTCACGGGCGTGGTCTTAGAGGATACTGCGTAAGCTTGAAGCTGGCTCAATGGAAGCCGACAGCAAATAATCAAGTAAAGGGAGGTCTTCGGATCTCCCTTTTAATTTTTATGAAAGGATAATGCATGTGTGTCTTATCACTTGCACTAGCACTAACAGTACACGTAGATAGCATCTACGACTACAATGAGATCCATCCAGCAATCGCATGTGAAGGTGAAAAGTATACATATGGTGCATACTATAATTCATATGAAAGAATCTCACTCTATGTCTCCCGTACATTCAAATATGAGCGTGTAGGATTAGAACTAGGTGTACTAACAGGATACGATGAAGTAGCACCAATCGTGCCACTATCTCGTGTCACATACGATCTAACGGATAATCTAAAAGCATTCGCATCAATCGGTGTGGAAATCGACTATGACTACCAAATCCAACCGATGTTGATAATAGGAAAGGAAATAAGGTTTTGAATAGAAAGATAAAACCGAACAAACGTAACATGCGTCACATATATCAACCCATCATAAAAGATCTTCAAAGTCGTATAGATGCAGCGTCTCGCGATTGGGTTGAACGTGGTGATGATCGTGCTCGCCATGAATACGATATGCTTGTCCAAGAAGTAATGGAAATCAAAGAAGCAATCATCAACGCGGAATATGAAAGGAAGCATCACAAATGAAAACTCTAGTAACAACTCTTGCAATGACTATCGCAGCAACTTCAGCATTCGCGGTACCAACTCTTGACAGCCTACAAAACGCTGACTCAGCAATCTCAATGGTTGGTGATAACTGTGGATGGGCTGATAACTGCGTATCATCTATCGCTCGTCTACGCGCAGGTGAAGCTCCAACAGCCGTGTTGGGATCATCATATGGTGGCGGTGCAGTCACAGATGCAGCAGTCACACAATTGTTGAACGACTTTGCATGGAACTCTGGTAACGATCTTGTAGCTCTTCATGCACAAGTCCAAAACTCCATTCGCACTGGTGCTTTTACACGCAACTACAGTGATCCAGCAGTTGTCGCAAACCTAACAATCGAAGTAAGCGCAGTAGAATCATACTACACGAATCGTTTCAACACAGATCGCACTGGATCAGGCGAACTACTAACAAGCGTAGATATGATTTACGCAGAAGCGACACGTCTTAGTGCTTCAAATGGTGCTTCATGTTCTGTAGGAACCTACGAAGAAGCTCAATTGTTCGAATCTTTGAACAGTGACACACCAATTGATGGTTACGTTGCATACTTCATTTGTGACTACACAATCTACTCACCATCACCAACCTCAGCAACAGGTACTGACGTGACACCAAACTCACCAGCTATCCAAGCTGCAGTTGATGCAGGTCAGATCACACGCGCAGATGCTCGTGGCATTCACAACGCAAACCTAAACGAAATTGCTGAACTACAAACTTACCTAAATCACAACCAAGTGATTGCAAGTAATGGTGGTGTAGCAGGACAACGCGCAGCAGCAGCTAACGCTGCGTGGTTCGAATAATAACCACAAAGACCTCACTCTTATGAGTGGGGTCTCCGAGGATTAAATAGCCATTTGAAAGGAATAATGATGCTATCTCAACCAAAGAACTATCTAATCAAAGACGTTGAACTTAATTGGGCTCGTCTAGACACCCCAACGGATAACCCATTCGGTGGTGATCCTTCATGGGAATTGCAAGTTGCAACAACTGATAAAACTCTTGCAGACGACATGAAAGCAAACGATCTAAACGTCAAAGAAAAAGACGGTAAGTTCGTTGTATCTCTACGTCGTAAATCAGTAACTAAAGATGGTAATCCAATGGAACCAGTGCGTGTCGTAGATGCGTCTAAAGCTCCAATGGATGGTCCTGCTCGTCGTAAGATTGGTAACGGATCAACTGGTAATGTAATTGTATGGCTAGCTCCTTATGACTTCCGTGGTCGTACAGGCGTTACAGCATCTCTTACAGCAGTTCAAGTCACTGATCTTGTTGAATATTCTGGTGGCGGCGCTGACATTGACTTCGATGTTGTCAGTGGCGGTGAAGAAACTCCAGCAGATCTATTCTAAGCAAACTATGATACCGATGTCGCTCCTCACTACGGTGGGGAGCGATAGGTTTTGTTCGACCACAGAGTCGCAGAAAGGATATATAATGAAACTATTACTAGCAACAGTAATAACGCTAACAGCATCATCAGCATTCGCATTCGGTGGTGGCGCTTCAAACCCCGGTCAATTGAACGGATGCGGACCTAAAGTAACAGCTAATCTATCTGAATCTGGTGGTGGATACGGTGGATCATCTACATCGCTAACATTAGGTCTAGAATGGAAAATTGGTGGCAAATCAGCATGCGAAAGAAATAATGCTTATGTCAATGATCAGCGTATGCGTGCATCACGTAGCGATGAAGCTGAAACACAACAAACAGAAACGCGTACGTTCAGCCAAAAGATAGAACTATGCTCACAGTTTACAAAAGAAATTGCACCGCGATCAATAGTAAACTTCTGTGGTGACTTGTTAGGTGTACCCCCCGCTCTTGCGAGCGTGGGCTATAAGAATAGCATACATCGACCCCGTTTGGTTGAGATCCCTTTGATGAGGATCCCACGGAGCGAGTCGATGTACGACCCAGCAGTAGATGTTCGATACTTTCTATCCTTTCGTATCTAGAGCATCCTGCTGGGTATTAATTTTTTATTAAATAGAATGCGTAAACGCATACTCTATGATTTACTTGATGGACCTGAAGGTCCACAAGGGATTTAAGTGCAACCGACAAGTCACAGAAAGACGACTGAACTATGAGAAACTATGTAGAAAATATCAGAGAAGAATTTCGTCACCTGAAGGATGAAGAGATCATCTCTAAAGGTACGTATGAGATCCAGGCTGCCTCATTCATAGCTAATGAAGATTACATCTTCGGAACCCCTAATCAAGCCTACATCGACGCTGAGCTAGAATGGTACAAATCCATGAGCCTCAATGTTAACGACATCGAACTATATTATGGTCTAGTCCCAAAGATCTGGGAAAGAGTATCAGACCAAGAAGGATATATCAACAGCAACTATGGTTGGTGTATCTATTCGAACGCTATCTACATGAGATCTAATGACGCTATCTTCGGATACATGAATGATGTAGCATGGCAACGATTTGTTCTTAACGAGCTATGTGAAGAACTATCACACGCCCATGATAATATAAAGCCAGGAGATATTCACTGGCATGCATCCTCAATTCACGTATACGAACGTCATTGGGATCTAATAGTATAATGCATTATGTTCAGCTAATTAT